GCCCGCCTCGTCGGTGCCCGCCTCGACGGTGCCAGCCTCGTCGGTGCCAGCCTCGTCGGTGCCAGCCTCGACGGAGCCAGCCTCGACGGTGCCCGCCTCGTCGGTGCCCGCCTCGACCGTGCCAGCCTCGACCGTGCCCGCCTCGTCGGTGCCCGCCTCGACCGTGCCAGCCTCGACGGTGCCCGCCTCGTCGGTGCCCGCCTCGACCGTGCCAGCCTCGTCGGTGCCAGCCTCGACGGAGCCAGCCTCGACCACTTCAAGCAGGACATGATCGCGGAAATCTTGCGGATGCCCGAGGAATTAGAGGCATTGCGCGCGGCGATCACGGAAGGCCGCATCGACGGCTCGACCTACAGCGGAGATTGCGCCTGCCTCGCAGGCACGCTGGCGAAGGCGCGCGGCCTGGACGGCTACAATGGCGCCGACATCATCAACGGCGTGACGTTCCACGCCGCATCGTCATCGCCTCGCGAGAACTGGTTCACGATGATCCGCCCCGGCCACAAGCCGGAAACGCATATCGCGGCGAAGCTGGCGCTGGACTGGACGAACGAGGCCATTGCGATCCGCGACAACATCCGTCAGGGAGCGTCGGAATGACCCCCGAAACGCCCCGCACCCCGCACCCCGCCGTGATCGGCGGCAGCGTCATGGCGTGTCCCGGCACGGACATGGACGGCGTGCCTATCTGCACCTACCGGGCGCGTCGGGGCGACGAAGTTGAGACGTTCGGCAGTTACGAGGCTGCGGCCGCGTGGCTGTTTCGGGTGCCGATGATCGCGCGGGTGGCGTCATGACTGACTGCATCCGCATGCGCGCAAAGTATGTGACAATCGTTCGCGCATCCGCACGCGGTGTCGCCGAGCGGTGGCATGAGCAGTATGGGCGCGGTGGAGAATGGCGCAATACGGTTAGCGGCTCATCGAAAGACACCTACGACCGACTTGTTGCGCTTGGAGAAAATCCGTCCATTGCCGACGCGGCCAAGGTGATCGGCAACAAGTCATGGACGTATATCTCTTGCAATGGTTGCAATGACGATGTTGAGCGTGCCGTCCAGATTGGCGAATATGAGGGCAAGACGTTCTGCCAAGTTTGCGTTCGCGAAGCGGCGGCGGCATTGGAGTTGGAGCCATGACCCCTCACGCCCGCCAGCAGGCCCACCTATCCGAGACCGCCACGCATTGGGTATGGAAAATGCGCGACCTGATCGCCGAATGGCGGGAAACGCGCGGGCCGTGCAACTCGGATTTGCTGCTGGAATACGCAGAGGCCAACTGGCACCGCAAATACGCGGAACGGCAGCGCGCGGGGCGGTTTCGGGCGTATCTGGCGGGGCGGGGGATTTGGCCGGAATTGCGGGCTAATTCGCTGCCGGTGCCTGCTGACGCAATCGTGGAGGGCTGACAGCTGGGCCGTGAAGAAGCGATGTTGGAGATCAAGCCATGACCCCGCAGCCGGGCGAGAAGTGGGTGGTGGAGATTGAAAGTTCCGTAAATGGGCCAAATGTTGCCGGGTATCTCAATATTCCCGATTGGCCCGCAGGCACTGGCCGCATTCTTGTGCTTGCATCCATCACCCCTTACACCAAACCCGCGCCCCTGACCGCTTTTGAGCGGCGCGTGGTGGAGGCGGGAGAGGCCTACGCTTTAGCATTGGGCGGCGTGTTGACCAGTGGACTGTCGCCGGTTGCCTACGAGTTAACGTCGGCCGTTCTAGCCCTCCGCGCTGCCCGCGAGCCGGCTGACCCGGTTGCGGAGCTGCTGCGGCAGGCAAAGATAGTTTCCGCCGGGCGATCCGGGCCAGTTGAATGGAGCGAGTTCAACGCCGCCATAGCCGCCGTTGAAGCCGCGAGGGGGAAGAAGCCATGACCTACACGCCCATCCCCGCCGCGCAGCTACGCCCCGGCGACACGATCCGCTGGGGGGATAGCACCGCCCAGGTTCGCGCCACACGCCCCATCGCGGGCGGCGTGCTGCTGTGGGTCGGCGGCGGGGAATGGGCGGTGGACGCGGGAACGCAGGTTGTGAGGGTGGTGCTGTGAGCGAAGCATACCGCCTGTCCCAAGCCCTAGCGGCTCTCCACGGCGGCATCACGTCCCTGCGCGGAGAAGATGGCGACTTGAATATCGACGTGGATGCGCTGCTGCCCGACGAAGCGGCAGACGTGGAAACGGCGTTGTTGGCGGTCCTGCGCGCTGCCCAAATGGCCGACGCAATGGCCGACATGGCAGCCACGATGGCCGCTAACACAAAGGACCGCGCCGACCGCTACAAGCGCCGCCGGGATCGACTGCGCGGCATTGCCTTCGCCGCGATGGACGCACTCGACAAAAAGCGCATCGAAGCACCAGACCTGACCGCTTCGATTGCAAAGGGAAAGCCATCGCTGCTTGTCACAGACGAAAACTCGATCCCTGACGAATACTGGCGCAGCGTGCGATCCGTAGACAAAACCGCCGTAACCGAAGCGATCAAGCAAGGTGTCGTGGTGCCAGGGGCTGAGATTAGCAACGGAATGCCTTCAATCTCTATCAGGAGCCGCTAAAATGTCTGTCACCACTTCCGCACCGCGCACCGCTGTCGCTACCACGGCAACTGGCGTGATGATCCCGCAGAACATGGACCAAGCCATCAAACTCGCGGATATGATGTCGCGCGCCAAGAGTATGTTGCCTGCACACTTCGCCAACGATCCCGGCGCGTGCTTGCTGGTCATTGACCAAGCGATGCGCTGGGAAATGTCGCCGATTGCCGTCGCCCAGGCAACATTCGTTTACAAAGGGCGACTCGGGTATGAGGGCAAGCTTGTGGCGGCGGCTGTGGAAAACAGCCACGCGATTACCGGCCTGATGGATTACCGCTTTGAAGGAACCGGGCCGGATCGGTGCGTCATCGCGTCGGCAACCCGTCGCGGCGAGAAAGAGCCGCGCGAAGTGTCGGTTGTTTGGAAGGACGCCAAGACCGACAACGAGCATTGGAAGAAGTCGCCGGATCAAATGTTGGTCTATCACTCGGCCCGGGTTTGGGCGCGGCGCTGGACGCCGGGCGTGATCCTTGGCGTTTACACGAAGGAAGAACTGGACGATCCCGAGTTTGGCGTGATCGAAGGCGAGCGCGTTGTGGATACTGGCGAGAGCGTCGGCACCCGCGACGCGATCAACGCCAGCGTGCCGCTTGCGGACGAACCCACCGGCCCCGAATACCCGTTCGCCACGCGCAACGGCGGCGTTATCTTGCGCACTGGCAGCGAGTGGATCGCCAAATGGCGCAGCCTTATCGACCAGTGCCAGAAGGCCGGCGTCCCCGAGAAGATCGTCAGTGCCCACGGGCTGAACGTCGCGCAAATCGAGGCGGTGCGGGAGTTCGACCCGGCGGCGGCGGCGGACGTTGAGCGGATGGTGGCGGCGGCTACCGTGGCACCGCCCGGCGACGACACCCCGCCCGTCGATGGCGAAGATCGGGCGGCGGCGTGATGGGGGATAACCTGCCCGCTCTGCCGCCGCAACCAATCCCGCGCGATCTGGTGAAAGAGATCGCAATGGACATCGGCAAAGAGGTCGCCGCCTATATCGAGCGCATGTATCCCGAGGCAGTATCGGCGACGTCCAGCACGTTCCTGCTGTCCCTGCGGAACTGCACTTACAACCAGATCATGGCGGCTCTTGCCACAACCGATGCAGAGTCGATTGCGCGGCGGCTGGTGGAGCGGAAGCGCCGTCGCCGGGAGCAACGCGCGATGTGGAAGGCTGTGCGCAACTTGCGGCCCGGCGATACCGAGGAAGCAATCGACTTGGCACGCAATGGCGCTGGCTTGGCGCCGGACCTTTGAGGTTGACATGACCCACCCCACCGCAGCCCGCGACAGCCAGCAGCCCGACCCGCGCGCCGTGAAGAGTCTTGCGCGCGAGTTCCGCACAGTTAGATGGGCTTTGGAAACGTGCGATGTTGCTGCTTCGGTTGCTATCCGTCATCTGCCCGAGCTAGAGCGCCAGGGCCTGCTGCCGGGGCGGGCGTGGGCGTCGGAGTTTGGCGGCATAAGCGCGTCGGAACTCCGGGGCGTTGCAACCGCAATATACACGCGCATCAGTGGCGAGCCTGCACGGAGGGTTGCCGATGCCCTCCGTGCCGAAGCCGACCGCATCGACCCGCCCGCGCCAGTGAAGCCGAGCAAGGAGGATTTGCTACTCACTGCGCAAAGCCTCGACAACTACTGGCCGGAAACGGGCGCGTATGAACGTCAGCACCGCGTCGCCGTCTACCTCCGACACATCGCGGATGGGGAGTGAGGGGATGGCCTGGGCTGTGTTGTCGAATGGGCAATCAAATCTAGTTGTGAGGCACAAATAATATGAGCAAGGCCATACCTAAGACTATCGTTGATACGCACGAGATTGCCGAAGCTGAATGGGATGAGCAGAGCGAGCCGGGTGATGTCCCGTCCATGATTTCCGCTACTGACGGCCCGGAGCGAACGCCATTTGAGTTCCACGTCCAGATGCGCGGCTTCACGATGAACGAGATGGAAAACCTCGTTGTCGAGGCGGCTGCGCGGCTGATCGTAGGCAATCATCGTGATGCTCAGATCGCCCAGGCGATTGAGGACAAGTGTATTGAGCTGATCGACGCAAAGGCGACCGCCGCGCTGGACTCCGTGACAACCGAGATCATCGACGCGCCGATTGCGCCAAGCTTCGGTGATAAGGCGCCAGTCACAATGCGCGAGTTCATCGGGCTTTATGGGCGGGAATACCTAACAGCTACGGTGAGCAATGATGGCAAGCCGGCCAAGAGGGATTATTACAACAACGCGGTGCCTCGCATTGAATATCTTGTCGCGAAAGCCTTGGATGGTCGCTTCAAGATGGAGATTGAAAAAGCTACCACAGCGGCAATCGTTTCCATCCGCGCTGGCATCCAGGCGCAACACAACGCAATTCTAGCAGCCGAGAAGAAGCGCCTTTCTGACGCGCTCGCCGCCTCCCTTGTCGTGAAAGACTGAACCCATGACCGCCCCCACCCAACCGCAGCCCGCGAGCGCGGAGTGGCCGCACCTACTCGACGCTGCGCAGCAGATCGTGGAAGCCAAGCCAACGTGGAAGCGATTTATCGACGGCACATCGCTTAGCAATGACATTGCAGTGTGGATGGCAGACTTTGCGCACGCCACCATCGTCGCCGACCACGCAGCGGTGCAGCAGCTAACGGCGGAGGTGGCGCGGCTGCGGGAGGAAGCGCAGCAATTACGAACGGCCCTTCGAGTTCTTTACAATGAGACCGCCAACTATATCGAGATCAACAAACTTGGTCCTGTTCACCATAACCTGTCAATGCGACTTGCCCGCGCCGCCCTCGACCGCATGGCCGAGGCGAAGGAGCGGGAGGGGCGGACATGACCCCTGACCCCACCGCCCTCGCCGCCGAGGCGCGGGAGCGTGCGGAAGCACTGCGCGACGGTTGGCTGGGCATGGCGAAAAACCCATACGCCGCCGCCAGTTTTGAGCGATGCGCCACCGCCATCACCACCCTTACCGCCGACCTCGCTGCGTCGCGGGCGGAAGTGGAGCGGCTGCGGGCGGGATGGTTTCGCATGATGCAGTTCGACAGTGAGTGCGCGCCTGAAACTCATTTCGGAAAACGGTGCGAAGGCAAGGATACATGCCGATGCGCCGAGGAGATGGACGAATGGATGGCGCCTGCAAAGTTTCCCATACCGGACCCCGCGCCATGATTGTCCTCAAGCCGTGTCCATTCTGTGGCGGCATCCCCCAGCAACCGCAGTGCTATCGCGGCATCGACGAAATCAGCCGCCCCAAGTGGGGAATGGTTCAATGCACCAACTGCGGCGCGCAGTCGGGCGACGTTCGCACCGGATATGGGCCGGTTGCGGACTGGTGCGAGGATGCTGCGATTGAGTGGAACAAGAGGGTGGAGGATGAGACGTGACCCCGTTGCAGCAGGCTGAGGCGCGGTTGCGTGAACACGTCGCTGAGTGCGAAAGCGCAGGCGACGTTCCACTGCTGGAAAGCGACGTGTTGCTGTTACTCACCGAACTCGTCCGCCTCCGCGCCGCGCACGCCGCAGCGGTTGCGGAGATCGCGCGGCTGCGGGTGGTGGATGATGCGATGGTGGAGAGGGCTTTGCTGGCACACCGCAAAGAAGCGACTCGAACCCGGAACAGCATCATGCCAATTGGCATAAAGTTTGACGATTACCAGAGTTGGGTTCGCCACGACGCCATGCGCGCTGCGCTCGAAGCGGCGATGGGGAGAGGGTGATGGAAGTCACGGCGGCCACGTCGAACAGGCATTGTGCCTACTGCGGCAAGGAACATCCGGGCAAATGCCCACTGGTGAAGTCCTACGAATATCACCAGGACGGAACGATTAAGCGGGTGGAGTTCTATGCTCCAAATGATTACGGCGGAATTGTTCCGCCGATGCCCAAGCCATGACCGCCCCGCGCTGCGAACCGCCGGCCGAGCATCGGGGGAAGCGGTGGCATTGGGTGTCGTTCCGGGGCGAGGAACCTGGGCCGGCTGAATGGCGACAGGAAGGGTGTTGGGGCAGCGAGTGGGTCGAACCCAAAAAGGCGTATGAACTCGGCTACCGCTACGTCGCCCCGTGCGAGCCGCCGAGGCAGGAGACGCAGCCATGACCGCCCTATCTGACAACAGCGCCGCCGAAAGGCTCGCCCGCATCATCGCCAAGAGCGGCCGACTTGCCGCGCGCATCGAAGCAGTCGCGGGTTTGGCCTGACGGAAAGACGGACCTGACTTTCGCCGGGAGCGCCATTGCATGACCGTCCTCTCCACCCTTCCCGCCGCGATCGAGGCTGCGGCGCGGGCGCTGTGCAGCGATGGCGGCGACGACCCCGATACTGTCATCGACGATGATGGCCAGCAGCTATGGGAAACCATGCTTTCGGCTGCCACCGCAGCCCTATCCGCCATCCAGCCGTTCGTGGACGCCGCCACCGAGCGCGCCGCCCGCCACGCGCTGCACGGCGCTGCGGATATGCTGGTGCTGACACCGAGCGCAATCCGCCTCGCCGCCGGCGAGTTGTCCCCCGACGAAATGCGCGCGGTGCTGGCGGTGCTGAAATGGCGGGAGGGGGCGATTAGGGAGGCGGCGGGGAAGCAGGCACGCACGGTGCCCGCAGGCTACGCGCTGGTGCCAGTCAGGCCCACATCCGCGATGGTGGATGCGGGTTTTGAGCAACTCCACAGCTTTACCGCCGTGCGCGATTGCTGGTCCGCCCTCCGCGCCGCCGCCGACGCGCTCGACCCGCCGAAAGTGCAGGAGCCGAGTGCGGAGGATTTGCATAGTAGCGCGAAGTTTATGCGCCGCTATGCAGAGGTAAACAACGACAAAGGATACTTGGCCGTCGCCGCCCTACTCGACCGCATGGCCGATGCGATGGAGCGGGAGGGGCGGACGTGAGCGAACGCGGATTTACAATCGAAGCACAAGAAGCCGCGATGGAAACAATATCAGCGTGCCACGAGGAAGAAAGCCGTGTGCGCCAAATGAAGATGTTCCCGGCTTATGCGGACTGGCTTCGGGATAACGCGCGGGCTGCCGAACGATGGCTTGCGCGTGGAGGCAAGCCATGACCCAGCAGCGGGACGAGTGGCGCGTTGTGCAGTGGGAGGACAAGGCTGAGATATATTGTCGAGACGAGTTGATTGCATCCGCCGCTAATTGGCCGGAAGCCGCCCAAATCGTGCGGGAGCATAATGCGTTCGCGGTGCTGGTGGATGCGCTCACGCTGCTGAAAAACTTCGTCACCGACTGCGAAGATATGCTGCCCATGCCAACGCAAGGGCTGCGCGCATTGGAAGCAGCACGCGCAGCACTGGCCGCAGCGCGGGGAGACGGGGGATGAGTATCTACCAGTTTACGAAATTCTCGCGGAGCGCAAGTGATTTCGTTCCAGTGTTCGGCGATCCATGCGGCCCTTGGATCAAGTCGTTCGCGTGGTTGCCACGCGAAACATATGATGGCGGCTTAGTGTGGTTGCGCCGCATATGGAAGCGCCGGATTTGCAAGCACCATTACCTTGATGGTGGTGCAGACTTTTGGTGGCAATGCAGGAGATTTGCACCATGACCCAACCTAACCCCCTCACCCTCGCCGCCGAGGCGCGGGAGCGTGCGACACGCACCGATTGGCTTGGCCTCGCGGCCGAACAATGCCCGTCCGACATAATCGAGTGGGGGCGCAACCACGGTATCCCGACATTTGCGCAGTTGACATGGTGCGCGGGATATAGCGCTGGTGCCAAGGCGGCTGCCGTCGCCCTATCCGCCGACCTCGCTGCGTCGCGGGCGGAAGTGGAGCGGCTGCGGGCGGGATGGTTTCGCATGATGCAGTTCGACAGTGAGTGCGCGCCTGAAACTCATTTCGGAAAACGGTGCGAAGGCAAGGATACATGCCGATGCGCCGAGGAGATGGACGAATGGATGGCGCCTGCAAAGTTTCCCATACCGGACCCCGCGCCATGACCCCGTTGCAGCAGGCCGAGGCGCGGTTGTGGATGTTGGTTCGCGAAGAGACGCCTTTTGTCAGAGTCGGAGACATTGAAAGCGTTCTGTCCGAACTCGCCCGCCTCTGCGCCGAGGTAGCGCGGCTGCGCGTGGTGGATGACGGGATGGTGGAACTGGCTTTACTGGCGCACCGCAAAGAGGCGACTCGCACCCGGAACCGCATCATTCCAACTGGCATAAAGTTTGACGATTACCAGAGTTGGGTTCGCCACGACGCCATGCGCGCTGCGCTCGAAGCGGCGATGGGGAGGGGGTGATGGCGGACGATCCGTTTGACAAACTGCCGCCGGATGATCCTGTCGTGTGGCTGATCTTCTACAACGACGCAGAAGTCAAACCTGAGATTTTCCAGGGATATGGCGCGACCGACGCCGCGCATCGCCGGTTTGCCCAGGTCAGCATCGGATATAACTGCCACCTGTTTGTTAGGGTCGCAAAGTCATGACCGCCCCGCGCTGCGAACCGCCGGCCGAGCATCGGGGGAAGCGGTGGCATTGGGTTTCTGACGGCGGTGGACGCATGGAAGTATGGGAGTGGATTGCTACCAAATGGTATCGCACCGGACTGCCCCCGCCCTATTATCCGGCGTTTGCTGGCGAAGACGGCTGGCGCTACGTCGCCCCCGCGATCCCACCGGCACGGGAGGGTGACGATGGGCGGTGATGCTTTCATCCTTCGCGTCGGCGGCCACACTCGCGTCGGATCGGAAAAGGACGACATTGAAACCGCTATCGGAACAGCCAAGCGTCGCGCCAGTCAGGCGGGCGAGGTTGTTCACGTCATTCGCCTAGATGATGATGTGATGATTGCAAGGGTTTGGCCTGACGGAAAGACGGACCTGACTTTCGCCGGGAGCGCCATTGCATGACCGTCCTCTCCACCCTTCCCGCCGCGATCGAGGCTGCGGCGCGGGCGCTGTGCGTGGCTGATGGCATGGACCCTAGCGGGATAGAAGGTGTCCACGATGATCCAATGTGGGTGCCATACATGCCCGACGCCACCGCCGCACTCCGCGCGATCCAACCGGCCATCGAGGCGGCGGGTTTCGTGGTGGTGCCACGGGAGCCGACAGAACGCATGCTCGAAGCGGCCACCGAATGGATACGCGACGATATGCCCAGCGATTGGATATGCCGTCGCATCTGGACCGCCATGCTCGCCGCCGTCGCCCGGCAGGAGGCGCGCGATGGGGAGTAGCGACTTTAACCGGATGTCGCCTGCCGCTCTTGCCGCAGCCATGAGGGGCGGCACGGCGGAATGGGGAACCCGAGCATCAGCAACCGAGCATATCCGATACGCCGAACCCACCGAGCATCGCCGCAAGCGGTGCCGTTGCGGATGTAAAGGAGCGGCGACGCACCGGGGTATGGCGAACGGAATTTGTCTCAAAAGCTGGGGCTGCGAATTGTCAGTCAGAAGGTGGGTTCGCAATGCCTAACCCCACACCCCAGCGCATCCGCCTGTCGCGGGCGAAGGAAGAACAGCGATGCCCTATTTTTGGCTAAGTTTCTGCGATCCAGACCGACCGAAAGGAACGCAGTTCCTCGGCGCGCTAGTCGCGGAAGGCGACGATTTTATCGAGGCCGTCAGGGAATCACACCTACGCGGCGTCAACCCCGGCGGCGAGGTTCTATCGGTAGAACTGCCCGAAACCGTGGAGGTTGAGGCCCACAGGCTATGGCATTTGATGGCGGCGGAAGAAGCGCGGAATTGGAAACTCTAACCCGCCGCGTCGATAGCCGCCTTCTCGTCCGCGATCAGTGCCAGCAGCGCGTTCCACTCGTCATCGGTCGGATCGCGCCCCGCTGCCTGCGCCGATTTGATCGTGGTGTTGGTGGAGACAATGAGACCGTAAACGTCCCGCCCAGCCGAAATCAGCGCAGGAAGCTCCGAAAGCACCGTCATCGCGAGAGTGAGAACACCGCCCATGTCATTTCACCTTGAGGGTTGTGGCGAAGGCCGAAAGCTCGCCGACCGCCGCTGTAGCCGCAGATACGGCGTTGGCGAGGGCTGTCGCGTCGGGGTTCGTGGCGCGAGCGATGACGGTCATTGACCGCACCACCGGGTCGGCCTTGTTCACGGCAACGGCCGCAGCATGGCGGTTGACCTGCGTGGCGCACAGCGGCGCCGTGACAGGCTTCGTGCATGTCGGCAACTTGTCGTAGGCCACGACGATTGCGAGCGCGCCGGCATAGGTGGCAGTGACCTCGAAAGCGGCCTGTCCGGCCGTCTTTGGGGCCGGTGGCAGCACGTTGTTGCATGACGCCAAGGTCATCATCAGCACGCATACGAAAAGGCGGGTCATGGGTGGTCCTTTCATCGCAAACGGGGAACACCGCCCCCGAGACATTGAAACACGCCGAACGCGAAGATTATCAGCGCGACGATCACGAACGCCACGATGATGATGTTGATAATCCTCATAATCTGGCCGTCCACGCCGATGCCGGCCAGCGAAAGTATCCACGGCACAAGGATGCGCAGAACCCCGATCACGGCGCAGACAACGACGAGCCAAATCAGGAAGTTTTCTATTCCGCCGGCTGAGAAGCACATGGCACTTTCCTAGGGTTGCGGACCCGGCGGCGCTGCCGGCGGCACGAAGGGAACGGGTGCGAGCGCGGAAGGTTGCGCGACGGGCATAATCGGCGCGACTGGCGCGACGGGTGCCACTGGCGCGGCAGGCTCGCCACCGGGGATCACAGGCGCGATCGGCGCGATGGGGGCAATCGGTGCAATGGGCGCGACCGGAGCGACGGGCGCCACCACCACCGGAGTGACCGGCGCCGAGTTCTGCGTTGCGATCGAGGAAATCGTCTCATTGCTGCGCTGGCCGCCAGCCGTGCCGCCGGTCCAGAAATTGACGGTGCCGGTTGCCATTGAGATGATTGCGCCGGCCAGCAGCAGGGTTGTCGATTTGTCCGAGGTCTGCCAGGCGATGAAATACGCCAGCCCGAACAGTAGAAGCGTGATGACCGAGATGACCGGCGCGGCCCATGTGGCGATGGCCGTTTTCGACGGCGATGCCGGCGGCAATGGCATTGTGGCGCTCATCCGATAGTCCCCTTGTCTATCTGCCTCTGGTTAAGCACGTCCGCGTCGCTCATCATCGCCGGCGGCACGGTATCAGCGCCAATCGGCATGTACTGGATCGTGTGCGCGAGCGTCCCCGCGCCGTTGATCCGCTTGTAAGCCGCCGCCAGTTTCGCCGCATACGCATCCACTTGACCCGGACCGTTGTAACCGCGCGCGACAACCGCCCAATCATGCCGAGCAAGCGGGCCGGCGAGGTTGGACATTTTGATGAAAACCACAAACGCCGCCAAATGCAGAACGGCGCTCCCGCGCATCGCCGTGACAAAATCCGGCACCGTGCGAAAGCCACACATATGGAAGTTTTCGCCCAGGATTTGGAACATGCCCCAACTGCAAGCCATATCCGCGCGCATCGCGTCCAGCTTGGCGGCATCGTCGTGTCGCATCCACTGGTGCGCGCCCCCAGCACCATACAATGACCGATCCCATTCCCGAGCCGATAGCGACACGCCGAAGCGGTCAAGTGCGCCGCGAAACTTGCCGCCCGTCAGTGCGTCGAAGCGGTGCGCCTCGTATAGCAACTGCGGCCGACCATCCGGCAGGAACCCGCTGCCCGCGCTTTCGACCGCCTCGAGCGCCTGAATAGCCGGAGGATCGCAGCCCAGCGCCGTGGCAGCGGCGGCGTAGTCGGCGGGGGATAGTGTTGTTACCGTCATGCCCCGCCCCCGCCAATTTTCCGGTTATTCACCGCGAACGAAATCGTGCCGGTTGCAATGCCGATTCCACGCCGCACGATGTTGCCCGAGAACAGGTTGCCCCGACACAGCGTATTAGCTTCCCCAAAATTCCACGGCGCCACGCAAGCGGAATCCCCGGTGTTGCCGGTTACGATGCAATCGGTCGCGCCGGCCAGAGCCGCGTCGCACTGCTTCATGCCCTGGAACATAGACCCGCTAATCCGGTGCGCGCGGCCTTGGGCATAGACACCGCCGTATGCCTCGAATAGTTCGCAATCGGCGATGGTGCAGCCGGACGTGGTAGGATCAAAGAACACCGCCCATGCGGCCTGGTCCTGCTGCGCGCCTAGATCGGTCCCGACAACCTTAACCGCCGCCGTATTGCCAGCGGCCCAAAGCGCCCCCTTGGCGCAGGACGTAAACGAGCTAGTGCCAACCGTCACGAAATGCACGTCGCGCAGGACGCAGCCCATGCCGGCGACGGTGTTGACGTAGGTGTTGGAAATGGCGAACCCCTCGCCGGCTGGCGCATCGGTCGGCGACCCTTGCACCAAGATCGCAGCCGCCCCTGGATCGGTGCCGCCGTTTTCCACAACGCTCGCCGACAAAATCCCCTGCCCGCACATGCGGAACGATAGCGCCGTGCCGGTGCAAGCCTTGGCGATCACCCTCGATATGATTGGACTCCAAACATTCTCCGCTGCCATCCCCGCCTGGCACAGCGTCAGGCCGACGTTATCGACCGTCATGGCGGAAACTAGGGAGTTAGGCGCGAGGCTGCCCTTGATGGCGATGCCGGTAACGCCAGCCGCCACCGGATGCACCGTGAAATCTGCCAGAGCGATCGCCGCATCGTCCGTGCCATCCGCGCCGGCATACCGAACCGCCGTCATCCCAGCCGTGCTGGGCATCAGCGTCGTGAACTGCGGCCCAGCGCCACGTAGCGACGCCAGCGGCGGCAGGATGATCGGGTTCAGCAGCGGAAACACGCCCGGTTCCAGCGTCACCGGGCCGCTCAGTAGCGCGACGCTAATTGCCGTGCCGTTATCGGGTGTGCCGTTCGGTGCGAGGACTACCACGCATTTCCCCTAGCATATTCGGTGCGGCGATGCTATGGGTTTTGGGCTGCGGTGGCGAAGAGCAACCACCCAGAAACCGCACGGACTTTTGGGGTTAAGGGTTCCCTGCGTAGTCCAAAGGCCCGCAGCAACCTCGGTTAGTCGCAAAGCGTCTGAGCCGTTCTCCCGCGCCGGGGACGCCCCGCGATCGGCGCAGACATTCCGGCCAGCGCCCACGGCGCTGCGCAGCGGACGGCAGCCGGTGGAAGCCCGGCGCTAGCCCAACCCCAACCGATGCAGAAATGCCTGCACCAGCGGCGACTGCGCCCCGAGGATCATCAGCGACAGAAACAGCACCGCCGCCAGAAGCAGTCTGTTCTGCGAGTCCATGCGTATTTCAATCGCGCGATGCCTCCCGATGCATTCGCTTTCGTGCGAAGCCTGCCAAGTTTCCACTTCGCGCAGCCTTTCATCGAACCCGTCAGGCACACTACGGCCAGCCATCGGCGACGCTCCCTTGGCAGCGAGATGAACAAGCATAATACCATCAACTCCTAGTGAGAGCGTCAGTTATTCTGCCGTGAATCTGGCGTGACAAGGCGCGTCCAGATACTACGCGCAAAGGTTGCATCGGTGCCATCACTTTTCCTTTGCGGTTTTCAACACCGCAGCAGCGGCGATGGCCGTGGCGCTTGTAACATCGTCCGACCGGAGTTCTGCGTGCTGCACGCCCTCGTTAAACCCCTGCGCGCGCGTCGCCCGTAAAAACTCCTCCATCTTGCCGTCGATATTCACCTCGATCCGCTTGCCACGGATATGCGTTAGAACAGAGACCACCAGCGTTGCGGCCGAGACAATGCCTGCCACCAAACCAGGAATAGCCGTGACGATTTCCGCGCCGGTCATATGCTTACCCACCCCCTAGTTAGACGCCGCCACGGTCATCACGGCCCGCTATACGAATTGGATGAAATCCACATCTGTGGCCTTAAGACCGATCGCTGTTGCCATCACTTTCGCGGACCTATCTCCACAGCGCCAATGCGGTCTGCATTCCATCGTCATATCCAGTTCACCAGGTATGGACGCTTTCCAGTACATCCCACGATCCGTCGCGTCGGCACGATCAAACCGAGATTTCCGCTGGTGTCGGAGAACATGCGCCACGCCTCAGCCGGCGTCACCGGGCGATTGTACACCCGGACATCATCCATGAGGCCATCCAGCGTTTTGAAAACTGGGGCGCCGTCGCCGGTCTGAGCAATATAGAGTGGCTGAGTTGAAAAACTGAATGCGGCTGTCGACCCTGAAAATTGCTGAATACCATCATAGAACCCAGTGGTCGCTCCGCCGGATATCCATGTAAAAATGAAGTGGTGCCATTCTCCTGTGGGAATTGTTGGACCATCCCACTCGGATTGCCCGGCGCCCGTCGCGGTCCTCGTCCCAAAAATTACCTGACGTGCGATATGAATGCAAAGGACGCCGTTGGCCGAGGGGCCGGTGTCTGTCTTATACATTATCGCGGCGCCGCTTCCTCCGAGGTCGGCGGTCAGGTTAATCCAAAAAGCCCACGTTCCTGATGACACGTCCAGGCTCGCCGCATCCGCGACAGAGACATATTGTGTAGAGCCGTTGAACGAAAGCGCGTTCCCAACACGCCCATTTACCAGCAGCGGCGCGGCAACCAACGTCCCGTTATTGCCGAAGCCCGACAAGTCTCGAATCAGCGAACCTTGCAGAGTGCTCGCGTCCATCGACCAATATCCAACCAAGCCTTGATTGATCCGATCGTTGAGATCGAGACGCGGATATCCCCGCATCGCTTGATTTAGGCGACTTTCGGGAACAAGCTGAGACGGGGACTGTAAACCCCTGCGACCAGGGTAGATCACGGCTTAATACTGCGAAGGCGTCGGGAAGATATCGAGCGTGTTGCCGCTGGCCGGCAGAGTGCCGGCGCCCCCGCCGACGTACACCAGCACGGTCTTGAATTTTCCGGCCGGCATGAAGACGCCCTCAAGCCATTCATCCACCACGTTCGCTGACTGCGTTTTCGGATTGAGGAAAATGTTGCCGACCAGATAGTTGCTTTCGGCCAGCGCATAGCTCGCGCCGCTCGTATAGGTCGGATACGTGCTGCCGGCGTTGGACGGCAGAAAGAAGACCTTGCAGTAGGAGCCTGCGACTAGCGCAAGAGAGTTGGACGCAAGGTGCAGGTGCAATCGCCCCATCTGCATCGCGTTCGTCGTATTGTCGATTTCTGGCCCAAGCGCGGTGCCGCTGCCAGACGCGAGGCTGTTCATCTCAGTTGTCAGCAGATTGATTACGGAGGGGACTGTGCCCCACAGAAAGTTTGTCGGCATTACGAAACCCCCGCCGCAGCGCAATCAGAATCGTTGAACGGCGCCGGATAACCGTTCGCCTTCCACCAGAGGACCGCGGGAGCGGCGATTGCCGCAGTCACAATCGACGCCAGATTGGCCCGAGTCGTGGTGGCAACCCCAAAAGCATTTAGCAACGCCGTCCGCGCATTGGTCCCTGCGTTCACGTCGATGTTGCCGCCAAGGCCGACGATATCTCGCACGATCTGCTGATTGGCAGCGGATAGCGCGACAAATTCGGCAGGAACGATCGCGTTGTATATCTGCGCGCCGGTTAGATAGGCATTGGCCAGCGGCGTACCCGCCACGGTCTGCGCGTTGAGTTGCGCGAGCTTCGCCGCCGTGGTGCCGGGCGTGAGCGTCGCCCATTGCGTGACGAATGCGGTGTAGTAGGCCATTAGGGAACCTTCACTGAAAACATAATCGACCCTCCAAGAGGCACGCTGGTGATCGCTACAATCGCCCAAAGATGCGAACCCGCCGCGATGGTCTGCGCAGCAGTCGCTGTGCCAACTGTATCGACGGTGGATGACGCCGCGATGGACGCAAGACCTGTGATAGACGTGTAGGTTCCGGTCTGCCCGATGGCGCCCGTGGTCGTAATCGTGCCGCCAGAAACGACGTGCCCATAGCTGTTGAGAACCGTGCCGCCTTGCACGAAAACCCCGCAATCATAAGTCCCAGCCGGGATAGCCGTCGCCACGTCAACCGCATACCCAACCGTAATTGTGCGCGACGCATAGATCGGATCGGCGCTCGCGCCTTGGCTGGTAAGAACCTGCCCCGTTGCACCCAGCGACGATATCGCGGTCGGGGTCGCGCCAGCGCCGCCACCCAGCATGACGCCGTGAGTAGTGAGTAGCGCGGATGATGCGATTGTCGCTGTGCCGGTAAATCCTAGAATACCCCCGCTGGTGCCGCTGGCGATACCGAGACCACCATTCCCAACAGGAAGGGTGCCCGACACGTCGCTTGTCAGCACCACCGAGCCAAACGTAGGTGCGCCCGCTGCGTTGCCATGCAGAACGGTTGTCGTGGTGCCGAGGCTGCCGAGTGTGGCGGGGGTTGTGCCAGCACCGCCGCCAATGATGAGTTGGTTTGCCGCCAATAGCGCCGAGGTCGATAGCGTCGTGGTGCCGCTGAAATACGGAATGCCGCCCGACGTGCCGGTCGCAACGAGCGTGAGCGTGCCAGCCGTGGTGACGGGACCGCCAGTGAAGGAGTAGACGCCATTGCCGGTGGCATTGATGCTGGTGACAGTGCCGCTGGTCGCGCCTGGTGGCGCTGCCCATGTCCCATCGGCGCGCAGATAATTCGCGGTGCCGCCGCCAGATGACGGCGCAGCACCGGACAGAGTGGACGAGAACGCATTGACCAGCGTCGTAAGCTGCGTCTTGGTCAACGCCACTGGCACGGCGGTGCCGCCCGACACATTGCCCAAAACCGTGAGGTCGGCAATCGTCGCCATGTTCGCGAGCGGTAGGTTGCCGGAAACGTCGGCGGCCAGCGCCACCGCCCCGAATGTCGGCGCACCCGCTGCGTTGCCGTGCAACAGTGTGGTTGTGGTGCCGAGAGAACCGAGCGGCACGGGCGTAGCACCAGCGCCGCCGCCCAGCACCAAGGCGTTCGCTGTCAACAGAACCGACGATGCGGTGGTGGTGACGCCCGTGAACCCGATGATGCCGCCGGACGTGCCTGTCGCCACCAGGGTCAGCGTGCCGGCGGTAGTGACGGGTGATCCGGTGTAGGAGAACACGCCGCTAGACGCCGCTGCTACGCTCGTAACCGTGCCAGTGCCCGGAGCGGACGCCGAGAGCGTGCCGCCAGATATCGACAGGTTAGACCCCACAGCGACAACCGCCGCAGCCCCAGCCGCGCCAGTGCCACCGTAAAGCTGCGATGCGGTTGCGCTAGGAAGCGCCGTCGTGTTGATGAGCGTCCCGCTAGTCGGCAGCGTCACCGACGTTGTGGCCGTGAGCGTGAACGTGGCGGAGAACGCACCGCTAGTCGTAAGGTTTCCGCCAAGCGTAATCGAGCCGGTGTTGGCAACGCCAGTGCCGCCATTTGCGGGCACAAGCACGCCGCCGCTCAGCGTAAGCGTTCCGGCCGTGGTGACGGGCGATCCGCCTATAGTCAGGCCGGTTGTGCCGCCGCTTAGGGCAACGCTGGTGACTGTGCCGGTGCCCGCGTTGATGTAGGTCTTGAGTTCCGCAGGCGTGACGTAATAGTTTGTCGTGTCGGCACCGCGCGCAAGCGGGATGAAATCGCTACCCAACGGGGTAACGATGTCCACCATGCCCGTGATTTTGATGTCCACAGGCTTTTACTCGCCCGAAACCGTCGCTTCGATATCGCAAACCCACCGCCCAGGCCACGTAGCCGTCACCGATAGGCCCCCGCTCGCCGCATCGGCCGCCACGTCAAGACCGACCCCGGTGGCGAGCGCAGACCCCAACACCGTCCACACCACCGCATCGCCGCGCCGGTCCAGCACCCCCGCCAGCCAGAACGCCGCCATCCCTTCCGCACCGCGTGCTACGGCCGACAGGCGGCACAGATACGTGCTGCCATCGGGGATGTTCATGGTGTTCGTCGCGCCCGGCGCGTTGCCGTCAGTCGTGAGCCGGCGCGGCGTGCCGTCGCACACGCCCACCAGCGTCTTGCGGATGCCGGGGATTTTGCCGGGCGCCCCCGGCAGACCATCCTTGCCGTCAACCCCAGAAGCGCCCGTCGCGCCGACCGCCCCGCCCGGCCCAATATCGCCCATACGCCCTGACGGTCCCTGAATCCCACGGTCCCCGGCCGCCCCCTTCTCGCCGCGATCGCCGGCCATACCCTGAGGCCCCGTAGCCCCAACCGCGCCCGTCGCCCCTTGCGGCCCGGGATCACCCTGCGGACCACCCGTGCCAGTCCTCCCCTGCCCCCCGACACCACCCGCTACGCCCTGCGGACCTCGCTCCCCAACATCCCCTCGGTCGCCCTTCTCGCCACGAGTTCCGTCCGCGCCTGTTGCACCTACCGGCCCCTGCGCGCCAGGATTGCCGGCCGGACCAGATAGTCCGCGCGGCCCGACGGCCCCATCACGGCCATCCTTGCCGTCAACCCCATCCCGACCATCTTTCCCGTCAAGACCATCGCGCCCATCCTTCCCAGGCGCGTTGCCCTCATAGACCTTCGTTTCCGTAACGCGCGGTTGCATGAAGCTAGTCACGGCCCATCCTCCAACTCAATATCGCCCGAGCCATTCTCTAACTGAATGTAGCCGCTTCCATTCTCCAACAGGATACGGAACGAAGCCCCCGAACCACCCGCGCGCGGCTGAAAGCCGGTCGGCTTCAACCCGCTGGATTCCGGCGAGTGCGAAAACCCGTCATTAGGCGCGACCGCAATCGTGTAGATCGAGTTCGCCACGTTACGACAGATTATAGGCGCGGGTCACCGTAGCTGTCCCCGTTACGTATTTCGTCACACCAAACGGCAGCATCGTATCGCCAACCTGCGGGTTGATGATGATGGTCGAAGCGTCCGACAGCGTAAGCGTCACCGTGCCGGTTACAGACACGGTGATGAAAAACGAAACGCCAGCCGTTGCCGTGGTGTTATTCGTAAGCGCCGCCGCAGATTTGATCGGCGTCCCCGCAGTCGGCAGCGGAGACGTGGAACTGGCCGGCTGGAAAATCACCCCGCCACCGCTCGCAACCAGCGAGCCAGGAAGAACCGGAAGGGCCGCAGATGCCGGCGAAACAATCGTGCTCATGTCGGACCTTCCTTGTTCGGATCAACCTTCGGCGCGTCACGGATCGCCGTAATTACGTCCATGCACTCGGCAGGAGATGTCGTTGCCAACGGTCCCCACACGAACCCCGCGAGCCGTTGCGTCAGAATCGCCCAATCAGCATCTTCCAGAAGGACCGCATCCCGCGCCGATTCCGAAGCCGCCTTGATGACGCCCCACACTTCGAAACTGCGCACAAGTTCATCCGTCCCAAGCCCCTTGTTCGGCGGCGAGGAAAACAGGATCGTCTTGAAGATTTCGGCATAAGGGATGGCCGGCGTCCCCGGAGTGGCCGGCATCGTATCGAGAGGCAGCGAGCGCATGAAGTCTCCTTTGTTTGTTACGTGATCCGGCACTGCACGACCGACCCGTTGCGGTAGAAGCCGCCGATGGCAACGCCACCGCCAGCCGCCGCCGCATCGTTCGCGTAAGTCGTAGAACTGGAAAGCCCGGTAGAACTTATGATGCCTGCCGGCCCCACGAAGAACCCTGTAGATTTGAACGCATCCGCGCTGAAAGTCACCGCAGAAAAATCAATCCCATGAGCGGCAGAGTAGGCCCCGCCAAACCCAGTCGCTCGCGTCCCAATCAGCGTTCCAGTGGCCTGAATAGGCCACACGCCAAAAGGCGAACCTATGGAAATTCCAGTCTGCCACTTGGGCTGAGATGCCCCTGGCTGGTTTACAATCTGGAAAGCGACGTTTTCGGTGGTTCCTGCCGTCAAGTCCGTTGTCGGTTGAACGATTTGCAAGCCAACCTTGTATGCGCTGGCCGTTCCGGCATCCATCGAAACGTCGATTTCCATCCCGACAAGTTGGCCCCAGCCGGTTGCACCGCTGACAAGCGTTGCGTCAAGGCTCCCACCAAACAGATTTGAATTATGCCCCGTCGCACTGCTTTGGGCAGACCATGACCCACCTTGATAGAAAATGGAGGCCGACCCGTGCGTGGTGTCCGTCACCGTAATCTGCGACAGCAGCGCGATCCTACCGCCCTGCGCGGCCGCCCCGCCGGTAATGTGTTCCACGAACAGACCGTAGGCCGACCCAGCCCCGGCGTTTACGTTGACATTATCTGCCCCGATATAGAACGAATTGAACGTCGTAACCGGGTTCGTCGTGGTGCCGGAAAAACTGCCCGCCACGTTCAAATTCTGCTGGCCAGCGCCGGACACGGTTAGCGTGTTGGAAACCCCGATGTTGCCCGATTTATCGACCACGAAACCGGCAGACTTGAATGCGTCCGCACTGAACGTAATTGCCGAGAAATCCACGCCATGCGCGGCGGCGTAGGCAGGGCCACCCAGCGGAGTTGCTATCGTCCCAAGGATCGTTCCAGCTGCCGCAACCGGCCACCACCCTTGAGGCCCACCGATGCCGATAAGGTTCAACCAACGAGGCGGCGTCCCAGCAGACTGCGTTCCGAACGACAGCGCGCTATCCTGAAGCGTGCCAGCAACAGCATCGTCGGAAAGCTGGACGATTTGCAGCCCAGCCTTATACGGAACAGTAACCCCAGTCTGAACCGCAATGTCGATTTCCCGACCGACGATGGAGTTCCAGTTAGACGCGCCGGTATTGAGATGAACTTCTTCCGCCGAGCCGAACAAGTTTCCCGCGTTGCCGTTGGCCGTCGCCGTGGTAGTCGTATAAATGTTGCTGTAGAATTGCCCGGCCGGTCCGGTCAGGTTCGATGTAACGGTAAGACCAACCTGCAAACCCGCTCGGCTACCGGCGGCGCTCGCTCCGTTAACAATGTGGTCAATGTAGAGACCCATTGCCGTCCCAGTGACGGCGATATTGTCTTCGGCGTAAATCACATTGATCGGCGTAACCGGGTTCGATGAAGTGCCGGAAACGAAAGTCGTGGCGCTGAGGCTCGGAACAGGGCTGCCAGTCAGAACCCGCGTAACCGTTTGCGCGATCAAGCCCGCTGCAACCGATAGATTGCCGGCTCCGACGAGTAAGCTACCAGATTGCAGCGTCGCGCCGCCAGTGCCCTTGGGCACCCATGTGATGCCGATATTTGAATCGGCCCCGGCAGCACCAAACTTGACAGAAAAACCCGACGCAGCACCCGTCAACGTGACATAATTAACCGCAGTGACGGTGTTATCGACCGCCGCCGCCTGCAACCCGTGCCCCGTATAAAGCCCGACGATGCCGGAATTTTTTGAGACAATGCTGATGCCGATGTTCGTATCGGACCCAGCCACGACAAAACCCGGCGCCTGGCTCGCTACACCACCGATGGCCGCCACATAGTTGACAGTGGTGCCACCAGCATCCCCGATCGCAAACTGTCGCCCGTTGCCGGTGTAAAACCCATAAGGCCCGATCCCTTGCGTCAGGAAATTCAGGCCGGGGTTTGTATCAGTTCCGCCGATGACAATGGATGGGGACGTTCCAGTAGAACCGCCAGCCAGAAGCATTTTGTTGGCAACGGCGGTTCCGACCTGAATATTACCGCCATACGAAGCCGTTCCTGCAACACTAAAATTGCCGCCGACCGTAAGATTGCCGGCCGTGATGTTCATGTTTCCGGTAGTAATCTTCAGGCTCGCCGTCGGCAGAATGACGCTCCCAATTCCTTTCGGAACAAGGTTCATCGAAATATCGCCAGCCGACCCGTTTACGCCAATTTGCGGGATCGTCCCACCGGAAGCGGTGGCGTAGTTAGGGCCATCCGAATCCAAAACCTCAAACTGTATGCCGTTCCCAGTGTAGAACTTATGCGCCCCGCTCCCGGCCGACGCATACTGGATTGGAATATTCGTGTCGGAACCAAACGCGGAAATCGCCACCTGACTACCGCCGGGTGCGCCGCTTAAAAACAGCGTATTGGAAAGTCCATTCCCAATGGTCGCAGCGCCATCCACCAAAAGGTTTTTTGTAACTTCAACAGCCGAACTGTTACCTTTCGAGGCCAGTTGGATATTGACGGAACTATCTGTCCCAGTCGCGGAAATCGTGACCGGAGCATTGTGGACGCCACCAGCCAAAACGACCTGATTGTAAGACGATACCCCGATTGTCACCGAGCCGGTGTTGACCGCGATCCCGCCGCTAACCGTCAGCCCACTTACAACGGTAAGGTTCTGCGCCGTGCCGTTCACAATCAGCACAAAGCCCGTCAGGCCACCGCTTACCCACTGCGCCAGCGTCAACCGCTGGCCGGAAAGCGACGTGACAAACCCCGTCGAAAAATCAGAACTGCCGGGACCAAGCCCGACATTGGCAGCCTGTGTTTCGTTGTCACCAGGGGGCCATGCCATCGCCTAGTGACCTATCGCCTGCCAGAAGAACGAAACCGACTGCGCCGCAGCTCCATAGACTGGAAACCCGCTTGCCGTCAGGGTTCCAGACAACAGCGCATTGAGCGTGGTCGCAGTGGTGCCTCCCGCAATCGTCACCGTGGCATTGTTGCAGGCGGTAGGAAAGGCTGCGGCAAACGTCACCGCCCCAACCCCGGATGTAGTCGATCCTGTGCCCCATTTGACGATCACGCCGTTAGGCAGCGTGTATGTGCCAACTGCCGCAGCGGTTGCCGGGAATTGCGAGAAATTGACGGCTTGGTTAGCCCCGGTTCCAGCCGCCACGATGACTTTGCTCGTGCCGTTGCCCAACACAACCTGATCCGAAGCGTTGGCCGCGATTAGCGAAAGGTTCGCATTGCCGGCATTGTTACGCGACAGGATTGCCTGCGTATTACCAATCAGCATAGGCCCAGCAGAGAACGACGCGAGATGCGTGTCGATGCCATACCGCTTGCTGCCAAGCATGATGTAGGAATCGAGATGGCCGCCGAGGTTCGACGAGTTTTCGTCGAGGATGGAAACCTCGTTCACCGAATTATTGGCAAACACGATGCCCGCGTTCCACAACCCAAGCGGCCCGGAGACCGTGCCTAGGATCGCAATGGCGCACGACGCCGTAAATAGCCCGTCGCCAGAAATCTGCATCCCGATCAATGCCGGTGGCGCCAAGCCAGACACACCGATGCCAACCCCGAACGGCAGTGAGTTGTTGGCAAGGTCCAGTTCAACAATCTGCCCCAGCCCGGTTGTCAGGGCGCCGGGCGAAACAAGCACCAGCGCGTTAAGCGCCCATACCGGCCCGCTCCCGGGATCGGCTTGGACGGCGATATAGGCTCCGACCTTAAATGCGTTTCCGCCCCCGAACCCAACATTGCTCGTCATCTGGACGCTCAGCATGGATTCCCATGCCGTAGCCGACGCCGCCGCGCCATTGAAGTCGCCAACAACCGTTTGAGCATACGGCTGCCCGATGTTTGTCGGAATTACTATGGACGGATTGCCAACCGTCATCAGAGCTAGGGCTGCCTGGACGGTCGATGCGTTCACCACCGGCTGCATCGCCACGGACACCAGCGCCGAGGACGGCTGCGCCGCGATCGGCTGCCCGGTGCTGTCAAAGCCCAAAAGCTGCCCAGCGATCACCGAGAACGGCGGGAGCGGATTGACCGTGCCGGGATCGGCCGGGTTCATGCGGATGGTCCGCAGAACCGAGTTATTCAACTGCTGAATTTGCATTTCCAGCAGGTCGCCCATTTGCTCCAAGGCGAACGGGTAAAAGTCCCCCTGATTGGCAATGGATACGAGTTGCTGAAATGGCAGCACACGGGCGATGGTCAGATACTGCCCAGATACCAGCGCCGGCCCACTCAGCGGATACAGCACCGTCCCACCCGTCGCCACGCCAACCCCGGTTATGCCATATTGGCTGTTAGGGATCACCGTCACCACAGCCGGCGAAACAGTCGTGTCCAGCAGCGTCACCACCGCGTCGGACGTGCTGGGCATGATGAAACCGTAAGTAAACGACGTTGTGACGCCGTTGCCTTCCGCCGTGGTGCTAGAGCTAGTGGTCGAGACAGTCATGCGGCGCTCCGCTGGTCGGAACCGGATAGCACGGACTGCGGCCGGCGCATCCGGTGCGGGCACATTTTGGGCACTATTCGCCGGCCGGGGCCATGCCCAGCATCATCTGCTTACGCCGAGCCTCGTTGGCGTCCATGATGATGTGCGGGTATTTCACCAGCAGCATGGACCGCGCCGCTTCATGCGCGCCGCTAATTACCTTCTTGATCGCGTCGGTTTGGAATGTCTGAGGCAGCGCAGCAAACCCCCGCGTTCCCACGATCGCCTCCAACTGCATCCGCGCCAACTTGCCCCCCGTGGTCGCCAGATCGGTGTATTCCGCGTCCGTCAGCTTCACCCCCCGCACCGTGCGCCCCGGCATCGCCACGCCCATGTCCAGCGCCTTCAACCGCTCGTCCACAGGATCATGCCGATCCGTGGTCGGCGTCAGCATGGTATGGCTGGCAATGGGCTGCCCCCAAATGCCTATCTGCGGCTCCAACCCCTCGGACGCGAACGGAATCTTGTTGCGGATCGCGTCAATCTCGTTCCGTGCCACCCGCTGATACGGGTCCACCAGCCGCGCCGTCTGCGACATCAGCGACGAAAACGGCAGGAACGACGTGGACAGGTTGCGGAGATACTGTTCCCCTTTCGTGTCCCAGTGCCGGGCAGCGTCGATCAAACTGGACAAGCCGGACAACCAGCTTTCATCGGCCACAACCTCGCCAAACCCAAAGGCCAGCGCCGCCACGGCGTGCGTCAGACCATGCTCCTCCCCTTCATGCGCGACCTCATGGATATCCGCCGCCGCTGCCACCAGCGCCCCCAGCGGCCCCAGGAACTTGCGGAACGGAATGTATGTGTCCCCAAACTTGACGCTGTAAGGATGCCATCCGCTATCCTCCATGACGCGACGCTTCGCCAAACCTTCGGCCGAATTGGTCGGCGGCCCACCGCCGGTAATCAACCCTTCGACCGCCAGCCCGACCGTCCCGGCCGCAACCATCGTGCCGACCGAAATCTTGCCAACCCGCAAATCACGGGCAGCGCCGCCGTTCACCCCCGCCAGGTCATCCCGGGCCGCCTGCGTCAGCAGCGCCAGCGGCGTATGATCCACCAGCCCTTGCTTGAGAATGTTGGTCCCGATTTGCATGAACGGGATCGCCAACTTGGCAAGAAACGTGCTGTTGACCGCCGATACCCACTTCGACTGCGCCGACCCATATACCGGCCGCTCCATGAGAACCATCTTCAGCGCCTCATTATGCGCTGCATCCATCATCTCAGCAGAAGGCGACTGCACCGCGTTTGCGATGAACGTGTCCCTATCCGTCCCCTCCAACCCCTTGCTGATCGCATCCCGCGCCGCCAGCCGGCTCAATTCCTGCTCGTAACCCATCGAATAGAAAACGGTATGGATCATCGTCACAGCGCGCCCCGGAGTTTCCAGCACGTAGCCGATCTTGCCAGGAATAACCTGCGGACGCGCGCCAGTCCCGATATCAAGCGCCCCTTGCGCTTCCAGCCCCTTCATAAACGGAACACCCGTCTTGAAGGCTTCCAGCCCAGCCGGCAGACCATACTTGGCGCCGCGCATCATGCCTAGAAACTGCGGCGCGATTTCCCCGAAATACACGCGGTCAATCGGTTCGCCCGCAATAGCCTCACGGATTGCGCCAGACGTGGCCTGCAACGCACTTGTCCCGGTTGCCTTCATAATCGCCATGAACTCATTGCCGACCATATAGGCACCATGCGTCAACGGGCCTGAAATCAGGTTGTTAATGAAATACGAAATCGTCCACGCCTTAGCCTTGTCGCGCCATGTCAGCGTCATATCCGACGCAAATTTGCCGGCCTGCTCGGCAGTCTGCATCCCCGCCATTGCCGCCGCCTGTTCCTGCATCTGGAACAGCGTTTTCCCCGTCGTGTCCTGTATCTGCTTGGCGATATCCTTGGTTGCATCCCACCCGGGCATCACCTTGTTCAGTTCATGCCCGGCGTGCGCCCAATCTGCCGTCAGGCTCGATAGCTTCTGGAACACCAGCGCCGCCCGCTGGTTCTTGGTCGCCCAGTCCGCAATAGCCGCAGGATCACCCTTTGCCGCCTCGGCCGCAGCCTCCATCGCCTCCGACGTAGCCAGCCGAAGCAGCGTCCGCGTGCTGCGAATATCCAACGCATTGCGATACGCCGCCTCACCATAGCGCGCGTTCATAAAGTCATCATTCTGCGCGGCAATCTCTTTCAGCGCCGCGTTCAGGTCATCGGTCCCGTTGATCTTGTCCAACCGGATATTCGCGGCCTTCTCAATGTCGCGGTCATCTTTCGTCCGAAAGTCCCGCGCTTCGACGCCCCCACCTATGGGATCAAGTTTGGGTTCGGGTTCGCCTTCTGTGCTTCCTCCGCGCCCGGTGGTTCCACCTTTCCCTTCATCGCGTCCTGCATCCCCAGCGCCACGTCCGCGTGATCCTCCGCCTTCTTGAACGTCGCCCGCAGATCGTCCGGAAGCAGTGGGTTCCGCGCCGCGATCCGCGCCTTGCTCCACTGGTCGAGCAGCATCCGCCTGTCCATGTTCTGCCTCCAATTCAGTTTCAGTGCGCGGCCCTTCCAGCCCGTAGAAGGCATCCGAATCCCAGGGATGCCCTTCGCCTTCCAGCCATTCCTTCGCTTCCGCAGTCGCCTCGGAAAACTCGGCTTCATGCGCCTCGGTTTGCGAGCGGATGCGTTCTTCCTGCTCGATCAACGACAGTTTTTCCGACAGCGCGGCATAGAAGTCCTGCCGCGTCATGCCCGTGGTATCAATGTCGTGGTCATTCGCCAGCTTGGCGATTTCATTGTTGCGTGCGATGGCGTCGTGGTAGTCTGCCACCTTCTCCACGTCATGTTCGGAATAGCGCGGAGTGTCTTTCAGGTCATCGCCGATCGCGTCGATAAGTTCATTGATCGTCGGGCGCACTTGATGATCGGGGAAATACCCAGCTTCCCACGCCATATGCGTCATGTCGTCCAGGTCGATGCCGGTAGCGTTGTTAATCAACCCTGGACGCGACTTAGGACCGCCCATGATGGCATCCACGTCGCCGCCAACGTCCCGAATACCGCCAGCCTTGCGGATGAACGACACCAACCGCGTCGGTTCTTTCGGGCGCTTGGGGAACAGCGGGGACGGCTTTTCCGGCGGCGGCGCAACCGGCAACTGCCCACCAGTTTCCCGTGAAACATCCATGGCGCGTTCCGGCACGATTGCCGCCCGCGCATCGGGGTTCGCAACCAGCAGACGGTCAAACACGTCGCGGATATCATCCGTGATCGGCGCCTTGAGCCGCGTCACAGTCTCGTAAATCTGCGTCAGCCACGATTTGAACTTGGCAAATACGTCCGCCAGCGCCGACGATGGCGCCCGGCCTTCCATCATGTATCGCTCGAAACCACGGGCGAACTTCTCGTGTTGCTTCGTGGTGATTTCCGCGTCGTTCGCGGCACCCAGCCACGACCGCACCGTTTCGGCATCGCGCGTCAGGTCCGCAGGAGCGGCAGCGTCCTTCGCATCGTCTAGCAATTCCGCAAGCCATGCGTGGCCTGTTTCGTGGAGGAAGGTAGATGCGTTCGCGGACTTGAACAGCGTTATCAGCGCGCGGCCGTCGTCTAGGCGGATTTTGCCTCGGGCTTGTTGCTCGTATTCCTTGATGTTAGCCAGATCGGCGTCAAAAAGAACGTAGTTATGGGTTCCTTCGCCCACGCGACGACTGCCATTGTCCAGATAGCGAATGCCAGGGATACCAGCCTCATTGAGCGCCTTAGATGCCTTGGCATCAGCACCTTCGCGCCTCAGTCCGTTCTGGTCGGTTATCTCCTTGTAGATTTTCTCACCGGTCATCTTCTGGATGATTTCATCCGCCTGCCGACCGTAGTTCGCCAACTCAGCCGGCGAAGGGTTTCCCCACTTCGACGCAGACCGGATCAGGTTTTCCCGTCGTTCCTTGAGGAACGGAGCGACCGCTTCCTGAATTTTCGCGGGCTGTTCTGAAAGAGGCTTATCCCAGTCGAGATATTCATGATCCTCGGGAATATCGACGTGATAAAGCCGCCCCTCTCCTTGAACCCCAAGCCGATCCTTGTATCTTTCCAAAAGATCAGCCCGGCCCTCTTGCCCCGCTTTCCGCAAAGCAGCGACAAGAGCATCTACATCTTTGAACGACCCGCGCTCGCGATCCGTCATCCAAAGAGCGATGCGACCCAACGCATCACGATCGTTTTCAGAAAGCCCGACGTTTGCGCTTTTTTTGTCGAAAATGTCGTGACCATCTATGGTCAGTGTTGGACTGGACAATTCCTCCCGATAGAACTTCGCAACCGCCTTGTTGCCCGCGAAATACAATCCATGGCCGTAAGCCTGCGCGCCTTCGCCGCTGCCGATATGGTCCAGCGTGAACTTGTCAAAGATATGCGGCGAGCCGTGATAGGCTGGCTGCTGATACTCCTTCCCCCGCTGCGCATACTCCGGCGTGCGCGCCCGCTCGCGCCCAGCCCGAATGTCCGCCCCATCGCGGGCATACATTTCCTCGGCCGTCCCCTTCGCCCCACCAAACCGTGCCGCCCGCGCCTCGTAGTGCGCCTGCACCAGCGCGGCGGCAGCGTTGGCTTCCTCGGCAGGACGACCGGCGGCGAGTAGCTTGCGCGACACGTCGGCGGCAATGGACACCGGGACCGGCTTGGGAGCCTCAGGAGCGGCAGCAGGCGTCACAGCGGGCGGCGCAGCAGCAACCGGCGCGGCGGCAGGATCAGGAGCCGCCACAGGAGCCTCTACCGGCGCAGCAGGCGGCGCTTCCTCCACCGCCGGCACCCGCGAAACCGCCTCCCGGTATGCCGCCGTCACGTCCGGCGCCAAATCCCGCATCCGGTAATCGGCCGCCTGCAACTGCTGCCGCAGCGCCGCGATTTCCTCGGTATCGCGCGTCAGCACTGCCATGTGATCGCCGGCCATGAACTCGTCATGCGCCGGCCGCAGTTCATCCAATCGCGCCTGATACTTCTTCGCCAGTCGCGGAGTCGTGTCCTGTAGGCGATCCTCCAAATCGGCAATCTCGGCAGCGCCCGGTGCCTGTGCTTCTGCGCCGCGCCGCAGTTCAGCCTGCGCATCCGCAATCTGCCCACGCAGTTCGTCCACGCGTGCCGATAGCCCATCGTATTCCTGGAACGTGTCCGGCGCGATTTGCCGGGCAATCGTATGCACGTCCGGCGCAGGCTCGCTTACTGGCGCTTCCGGCGGAGGCTGATCGGTGGCCTTCGCCGCCTCAAACGGACGCTGCCAGTCATCATTAGCCGGCAATTCGGAGTTGGTCCCGAATTTCCAGCCGTCCTCTCCGTCCGGTCCAAGAACGCCGTTGGCGCGACCCTCGCGGAACGCTGATTCCACCCCAAATTGCCCCTGCCACCGCGCCAGGTTTTCCTCGAAAAGCGGATGGCTGTTGGCGGGCAGGGTTGCGCGATTGGCTTCGACTACTGGATGCGGCGGGATGCGGCTGCCGAGATCGGCCATCGTCGCCTCGGCCATCCCCGCAATCGCGCGCCCAAACTGCTGCGCCCCTTGCTCCCCAAAAATGGGCTTCGCCAGCTCCGTAGCGGTCTGCCCAAATAACGGCGGAACCGCGCCAGCAACCGCCCCGGCGATCCCTGAAGCCGCGTTCAACCCCGTAGCCAGCGGCCGGATAATCCCCCCGTTGAATGCCTGCATGATCGACGTGTAATTGCCGTTTATGTCCGCGCCAATGCCTGCTTTGGAAAGCACTCTCTCCAACTCATCGCCAAGTCGCGGCGCACCACCATATCCTTCCGCCGCGCCTTGCCCAACCGCACCCATGATATGCCCGACAGATTTAGTTACATCCGGGAACATATTCATTAAGCCGGCCATCTGGTCATAGGGCTGATATGATGGCGTGCGTGCCACCAACTCATCCATCGTCGGCAGCGCGCTCTTGGCCTGCTTCTCGTTGGAAGCCAAGAACTCATCAAGTGTGGGAAGGGTTTCCGACATACCTAATCTACGGTCGGCACTTGAGGACGAAACGGCGTTGGCGGCTGCGGCATTGCCGCCGGGGCATCCTCACGAATAAAACCACCGACCAGAAGCCTTCGGCTCATTTCTGCCCGATCAATCTTTCCCGCCCGCCAGTCGGCTATGATGCTCGCTCCGGTCGGCGGTTGCGCCGTCTTGGCATCAGCACTCGTCCCCATCACCTGCCCAAAATGCCTCTGCATTCCAATTTCCATAGGCGTGCGGAATTGCTTGATAATCGCATCCGAACCCAAGAACTCGGGACTAGACGGAGTAAACAGCGGACCAAGCGGCTTCTTCTCCTGCTGGTATTGCGCGATCTTGGAATACGCAAAATTTTTCCAGTTGTAGAAATCTTGCCCCGCCGTAAAGCTGCGCGTGCCCGGATTGATGCCGCTCTCCAAGTCTTTTTCAATCGCCCCAAACAGTTCCGTTGTCTGCCTGTTCAACGACCGCCCATTGTCAGTCTGCGATTCGTCAAACCGCGCCCGAACGAAACTGTAATCTCCGGTCGAAAGACCACCGTGCGCCACGGCATCGTAAAGCTGCCCCGCCGTGGTTACGGTCCCGTCGCGGATGCCATCGAGCAGTTCTGTCCGCTTGGCCTGCGAAATTTCCGTGGGCTTGGTTATGTCGCCCTTGAGCGCATGATTGACGATGTTGAAGATCGTATTCTTCTGCGTCCCCTGCAACCGAGCATCGGCCAGCATCGCGTCCATCGGAAACGTTCCAGGCGCACTCAAAGCCTTGGGAATGTATTCGTTGAACGCCTGTTCCGCCGCGTCAGCCTTTACCGCCTTATCCATCTGCTGCAACCGAGCAAGATGGTTCACGGCTAGGTCATACTGCGCGTCATTCAGTTTTCCGGCCTGATAGTCCGCAGTCAGCCGGTCATACGCCGTCGCACGGTCTAGCGTGTGGTCCTGCACGTCATTGGTCGCGCCCGGCGGCGGCCCTGCGGCGTTGAACTTATTGGTCCACTGCTGCACGAAATCGCTGGCAGTCTGCCCGGCCCGGCCCCCATTCACCAAGATCGCCCGGTCATTTCCGACCGCAGCCGTCGCAGCAATATTCGGGTTCTTAATCAGCGCCGCAGCCCCAGCCGCGCCCTGCTGGTGCGCGAGATACAGTTCTGCCCCCGTAGGCTCGCGACCAAGCGATGCCGTCAGAGCCTTCTTATTGTCCAGTTGCAGTCGCGCAGCCGCATCTGCCGATTGCATCGGGTCTTCGGGGTTCGTCAGGCCATACTGCCTTGCCGTCGTGCTGACAAACTGAAACGGCCCACGTGCGCCGGTAGAAGAAACCGCGTTCGGCGTATTGGGCGAGTTTTCTAGCCGCGCCGTCCTTTGCAACGTATCGGCACTCACGCCAGGATACTTTGCCGCCGCCGCCTGAATAGCCCCGCCAACGCTTCCACCCGTCCCGAAATACGCACTGTTCGCCGCCGCAGCCCCGGCCTGAATATCCCCCTGCGCCTTCATATGCTGCTGCAAGGAAACGACCGTTCCCGCGTCCATCTCGCCGCGCACGCTATCGAACAGTTGCTTCGCCCCGGCCGGATCGGTGGCAAACTTGGACAGGATCACCTTGCCATAGAACTTCCCCATCGCGTTCGACATGGTAGCCTTGGCGGCTTGTTCGTCCTGCCCGGTCTGCGCCGCCAATTGCGTCGCCGAATCTCGCACCGAATTGGCCTGCGCCGCCAACGTCGTCGGGTCATTCTGCATCGTCACGGCAAAATTGGATGCGTTCTCGATATTGGAGGCATACGACTGCACCCACGACTTTTTCTGTTCACTCGCCGCGTGCGTCGCAGCGCCCAGCGTCAGCCGGTTCATCAGGAACCCAGCCGCGTTCAGGAAGTCATTTTTCGCCTGCGGACTGCCCAGCGTTCCGGCGACGCCATCGCGAATGGTGGCAATCTGCTTCTGAAACTCAGGGTATGCGTCGGCCGCGTTTTTTCCCTCCAAGGAAGAATACTTCCCCCACGCCTGCCCGATTTGCTCCTGAAAAAGCCCCTGCGCGTTGCGGGCATCCCGCTCGTTATTCATGCCCTGCATCGCAAGCGCAGCCTGCGACAGTTTGGCCGCGTCGCCCTCTAGACCAGCACCCGCCTGTTGTTCAGCCCCGCCAATCTGCGCCCCAAACGCAGCCGGCGTCGCCTGTATCTGCTGGTCGCCGGTCGGCGATACCTGCGCCGCGACGCTCGGCAGCCCGGTGTATGGGACGCGCTCGGGCATTAGAAGAACGTGGCCGAGACGGGATTGCGGGCGCCAACGTCATTGGGAGAAAGACCGCTCATAGCCGACGCTGCCCCAGCAGCCGTTCCGGCCCCCGTAAACAATCCCGCCTTCTGCCATGACAAATACTGCGTCCCCAGCGAGGTCGCCCCGCTCAACAGCGACGTAGCCGCGCCGATGTTCCCAGCCGTTGAAGCGTTCTTCCCTGCCATCACATCCAATTGCGACTGCGCTGTTTGCGAATTGGCCGCAGTCTCATACCCATAAACCGACCTCGAGTAGTTGGACCGGATCGTCAGAGCATCCAGTTCCCCCAACTGCGCCGCCGACGATTGCACGTCCAGCGACGACGGGCTGTTTACATCCACCCCGCTCGCCGCCTCTGCCGCCTTGATCTTGCCGGCCTGCTGGCGCGTCGCCATAGCCTGCGCCGCAGCGTCGGCCTCGCCCTTCTGCTGCGCCTGCGTCGCGTTCTGCTGCTGGATAATGGCGTTGTTCGAGGCAACCTGCGCCTGGTAATTTGCCGCCGCCTTACTAGCCTCGGCGGACTTTTCCGCCCCGACCGCCCCGACCGCAGCCCCGCCAACCGCAGCAACGGCAGAGACAACAACGGCGATTTCCTCAATGCCGGACATTAATCCACCTCATACCGCCGGAAAAATGCACCCTCGGCCCCCAGCAACCGGCACCCCAGCCGCTCCGCAAACCGTTCGGCGCATTCATCCTCTAGCGACACGATACCACGCATCCGCCCAAATACCGCACGGAACCGTTCCAACTCCCCCCGCCCGATGCGCAGCGCCGCCTTGGGCGCCAGCCGCACCGCCTCGGCCGTGAACAGCCACCCATCCCCCTCGCCGCCCAGAAGGCTATCACCCCCTGCCGGCGCGACCCCCCACATGGCGGCAACCCGCCCGTCCACCAGCCCCGTCCGGCGCAGCACGCTCGACCGATACCGGCGCCAGATAGCCCGCTCAGGCGTCAGCCCCACCCGCCGCAGCGCCACCACATACCCAGCCCGCAGGTCGGCCGCCAGCGGCCCGATATGGGCAGCCTGCGCGTCAACCACGGTCACATCACGAGGCACTCGGAGTATCCCCCAGCGTCAGCCACGGAACCAACCCAAGCAGGTTTAGCGGCAGCGGTGCGGTCTGCTGCAAGGCTATCTGCCCATTGCTGTCCCATTGCCCAAGCACGTTTGTCTGCACATCCCCCGTAAACAGCGGGATTGGCTTTCCTGGCAGGTTATCAGGTCCGCGCTGGGGCACTTCAACCATGCCAGTCCACGGAACAGTCGCACCGTTCGGCTCCGTCGAAGCGTCCGGCTGGTCTGTCCCAATCTCCCACCCACGGCTTTGGAACACGCGCGCAACCACGTAACTGACGTTTTTCGCCCTGGTTTGCACAGTAACCTGCGCCGGCATTTCCAGATAAAGGGTCTGCAACTGCGCCGTGAATGGCAGTCCAACGACTACCGACGTGGCCGCAGTGGGTAACGTCACCGTCCCGTTCACCACCGGCTGCGGCGCCACCACACCGCCGTCAGCCAGCACCGAGACCGTCATGCCCTCAAGGTGGTTCAGCCCGTAAACCGTCGAAACCGGCCGCGTCAGTGTCCAGTCCCCGGCAGCAACTGGCACCGGCGTAAACAGTGGATCGTCCGGGATCACATTGGTAATCGGATCGGTAATATTCGCCACGACATGGGTGCTATCCGTCACCGTGACGATCGTGGCGTTCCCACCGCCAACCCGCGTCCCATCCCCCCGGCTGCCAATCGAAATCACGTCGCCAGCCTGCGCCGAACCAAACACCGCAGCACTTGCCGTAAACGTCGCATAATTCGTCACCAATGGCTGCGCCACCGCCCCGCTTCCTGTCGGGTCGCTAATCCGCAAAACTGCTGAAGGCGAATACTTCGCCCCCTCCACAGTAGGGAGAATGTTCGTGATAACCCCGCCGGTCACAAAGATCGCCATCTGCGCCCCGGCACCCGTCGCGTCCTCCACCACGCCAACAGGCGCCGTGTAGCCCGAGCCACCATAAACCAACAGATACCCGGAGATATTCCCATTCCCCGTCGCCGACGACGCGCTAAGTATTGCTGCCGGCTGAGGCTGCGGCAGCGGCAACCCACAATCCACACACCAAAGGTCATCGAGGTCGGACCAAATGCGGTTGTCCATCCGCTCGACGTAATAGGCCCATGTCGGCGCAGGCGATGTCTGGATTAGCCGCTTGACCACAAAATACGGCGCATTGACCGGCGGTTCAGACACGCAACACACAGACTGAAACAGCCCGTTGGTATCATGCCGCGACCATGCGTAAACGTCCTGTTCCTTGAGATAGGTCAGGCTCAACAAAACACCATCGTCGCGCACGGCGTAAACCAACTTGAACGGTTCTTCCGCCCAGTCCCACCGAACAATTAAATGGTCGGTAAACAGATGGTTGCTCAGCACCGTCATATCGGTTCCGGTGTAGATATTTACGAAGAAATTATAGGCCAAATCGCGGACGATCGACCCCTTTTCTTGCACATACAGGATATCGTAATTGATCGTCAGAGGCCGGATCAAAGGCGAGCACCCATTGAAAGCCTGCGGCGTCGCAAACTGGTTCTGCGGCGTGATGGCCGTCCCCTGCGCGCCACCGCTAAGCTGCCACGCACCACCGCCGGTCAGAATCACAAGACCACCAGGCATCGGCACCATCGACTGGATACCGTCAACCTGCGTTGCCCACGGGCTTCCGATGATCGCATCATCGTCCTGCGTAGGAACCGACGAATCCATGTTTGTATAGGCGCCCGGTTGCGACGCGAAATATGTATCCGGCGCGTTGTTGGTATTGGCGTAAAACCGCCGCTGCTGGAAATATGCGACACAACTCGGCCACGTTCCGGTTGTTGCCCCAATCAAAACAACCGCAGCAGCCCCCGATCCGGTCCCGCTATCCGTGATAGAAACTGACGTGCCAACCCCGTATTGCTGGCCCCCGTTCACCACCTGGATATACTGGACCTGGCCGCCAAGCGTGATCGGAACCAACACAGCCCCAGACCCCGATGCGGTAGGATCGGTCAGCGTCACGATAGGGCCAGTGTAATTGTTGCCAAAAGCCGACATGCTGATGCTGTCGATCGGCGACACGGCAAACGGGTTTTGATGCGTCGGCGGAACCCGCGTTGCATCCGGCACGATGTTGGTATCGGCAAAACTCAGCCCAAAAGCCGAGCCGGCAAAGCCGAACAAACTACCCGGAGGCACCGACGCATTATAGGCCGGGGGCGCCCGATAGATATTGTAAGACGTGGCCCCAGTGACCGCGTTCCACGAAACGGTATTGGTCCCCGCCACCACCGCCGTATCAACGGAATCCGTGATAGCCGCGATCGGTGACGCGACGCTTTCCTCGCCCGTCACCCCATCAACCGCCGTCACCACATACTGATACGATGTCGGGCTAGTCGTTGTCGTGTTGCTGGCCGTCGCCGAGGTCGCAGCCGGCGGCAACAGTGACGTGCCAAACGTCGTAACCTGCAAAGTCCAATTCGCCGCCCCAAGCCGCGCCAGATCGCGCGGTGCGTAATTCGGATGCGTCAGCGTCATCACGTCGGCAGACTGCGCCCATTTCACCGCAGGCAAATCAGTCGCGGCATACGGTGTCGCCAGCGTGTAAATACGCGCCACGGTTGCGCCGCCTGAATACCCCGGCGGCAGCGATGTATCAACAGCAACGCCCGTCAACGTGGATGCAAGATAGAACGTGTTGGCGCTCAGCACCCCGACAAGATAAACCTGCCCACTTACCTTCGGGTTGTTCGACCACCCGACCAACTGCACCCAATCATCGGTAGAATACCCATGCGACGGCACTGTGAAAACGCCCGGATTGGCGTTGGTTATCGCTGTTACAGACTTCGGCGTTTCCGTTATGTAGGCGCCGTTCTGAATGAACCGAAAATAGAAATTCCCGCCCTCGATCGCGTAGCCCTGCGTCGCAGAAAACTTGAACGTGATAAGGACCGGCGGCGCGTCGGCGCCGGAGTTAAGGCACTGCCCGACAAAAGCCGTCCCCGCGCGCGAATAGGCACCCCCGCGATACGAAACAAACATATTGCGCATCGTGGAGCAGCCAGTTTTGTATTTGGCAAGATCGACCCGGCCGAACAATTCTGGGCTTAGTTCGCCCGCGTTGAACGCCCCTTGCAGGTTCGGAATGCTCATTTTTTGATACGCCAGAGGAAGCACACGCCGCCTACAAAGAAGCCGCGATCCGTTTTCATGGCGAGTTCGCCAATTTCGGCTAACTCATTGTTCATTAGAAACGCAGACCACCTGGGAGGTCAGCTTGATCCCACCCAACGGCGCCGAGCGTTCCATTTGGCCCAAGCGTCGCTCCCCATCCAGGAGTCCAGCCAGAGTTTCTGACCTGCATCCAATCAACAACAGCGTCACTTGTCTGCAAGCCCTCGTTCCCATTCGTCGCCCGCGCCGCCTCTATGGCGGATTTTGCCAGCGCAATCTGCCCATTCATTTGCTCGTTATTTCTGGATAGCGCCTGGATGAAATACGAGGCCAGCGTCGCCGTCGCGGCGGCAAGGAACTGCGCATCCCATATATCCGGCAGCAGCGACAGATCGGCCGTATATACGAGCATTGCGTTGGGCAAATTCGTGAGGATCACCTTGATCGGTGCCGGCGGATTGGAATTGTCCAGATCGCTCGACACCACGAACGGCACTCGCGTCGATGGCGTGTAGCCGGCCCACGGCGCCACCGCCTGCCCCGTCGTCAATGGCACGCCCCCGGCCTGCGGCGGGATGGTCGGCATGATGAACCGCGCCCGCAGGCAATCCGCCGGCCACGCATACTCATACAGAAACGGCTGCGGAGGCGGATTGGCGGAAACCTGCCCGTTGATCATCACCGCCTTGAGCTGCGTGGCGACCAATTGCCGGCGGGCAAAATCCCAGTTTGCCGCCCGCAGCAACATTTGCATCTTCGGCTGGAAGAACAGCGCCGCCGTCTGAGCCTGAGCACTATTGTCGGGAGGAAAAACGGAACTGACCGAGGATCGGTTTCCGATCTCGGCCAGCGCCAGATTACAGACGTCAACAATGCTCGTCATCGCGTCCCCTCACGGCGGCGGGGCGCCGCGATGTTTACATCTTAGCCGGCTTCGACAGTCCCCGCAGCAGGAACCTTCGGCCATACCGCATCGGGCGTCGGCGGCACGTAAACCGGCGGCGCAGGCACAAAATGCGCAGGGTCGGACGTGACCCCAGGCCCAACCGGCGAGGGTGCAGGAATGGACGGCAGATTGCCAGGATGCCCCAACGCGAACCCTGGATGATCCGGCGTGTGCGTCGGTTCGGCCCAAGTCGGCGGATCGCCCGGATGCCCAGTTGGGAACCCGGGATGGTTTGGCGTGTAGGGCGCCGGCGACGTGCCGCCATGATCGGTCGCAAAGGCATGGTGATCCGGCGATGGTGTTTCGTCCGCAGGACGCCGCAGCGTCAGCAGCCCGTCGCGATGATCGAGCGCGTCGGTATCGAGCGGGCCGGGCGTCGGCTCAGGCTGCCCCAACCGGATGCGCTCGCGCTGCTCGAAAGAAAGCGTCGCCAGCGACGGTTCGACCGGAACCGGAGGATCGCACGCAACCATGTGCGCGCCGGGAAACACGTTGTCCGGTAGAAGAACCTTCTCGCCAGCCTCAACGATGCGGTCCTGGTGGAACCCGCGCGCGATAAACCGAAACCATCCCATTACTCATCCTCCTCGTCTTCGTCTTCAACCCCAAGATGGGTTATCTGCAACTCAACGCGGCATTCGGGGTTTCCGTTCACTTCTCGCGAAGAACAAGACGTCACGCGGCACATCGCCCAAATGTGGATCATGTCGCCGACCTCGCAGTCGCCATCAAGGTCCAGTTTTTCCAGATCGGAATGATCCAGAGAAATGCACAACCCATACGGATAGTCAGCCGTTTCCGACAAAGCGGAAGGCGCCATTGCCTCCACCTTGTCGGCCAGAGACCGGCGCATGTCGATCATCTTGCGGGGCATATCATTCCCATCAGACAGACGTAATCTCTTCCCACGCCGCCGCAGTGCGCAGGTTCAGCTTGTGCGTCGTCAGGTTGTAGATCACCAGACTTTCAGCAGGTGCCACGATGGCATCTCGCTGCGTCTGCGTCATGCGCGGCCACAAAGCCCCCTTGGTTGTGCTTTGCACGTCAATAGCAGCCGAAGCGTCAGCAACAGCGACATTGGTTCCAAACACAATCGGCGACGTGGAAAGAAACTTTGCCGAACTGACAATCAGAACGCTCGCCACCGATGCCGTTCCAACCGGCGTCAACGACAGCGTGGCCTGCGTCCCGTGCGCCCCAACCGCCCAATCCTCGGCCGCAGCCAAGGCCCACTGAGCCGCAGCACCATTCCCCGGAGTAGAATAGGCCGTCCCATCGTAGCCGATGCCAGTAAACCCAACCAAAACCGTCGTATTGAGAACGGTAGTCGGCGCTGCCATCGTCCCCAGTGCGCGCACGCCGGCAAACCCGGGATAGGCAGTCGTAAGCCCACCACCGAACGTAAACGCCGTGCTGAGTGTGCGCGTGCCGTTCGGGGAAACGGTAACTAGGACAGTCCCCGCCGGCAGCGTCGGCAAAGTCCCCGTGCTGGCCGGCGACCCAAAAATCTCAACCGGCGCAGTCAGAGTTCCAGCGATCGTGGAAACCGCGACAAGCTCCTGCGTCGCAGCAGGCCGACCGGCCCCATCTACCGCATACAGCGCGACAAGCTCGTTACCAGTCAGCGCCACAGCCTAGACCTTCTCGCCGCCGACTTTGCTTTCGGTTTCCGCAGGCTTCTCGGCCTCACTATCCAAGCCGCCATGCCGCGCCCGCATCTCGCGCATCTCACGCTCATGGCGAGTGTTCATTTCCCGATGCTCACGCTCATGCCGGGCGCTGGTCATTTCATGCTCCTGGCCCATCGGATCGGTGCTGACCGGCACGCCCTCGGTGCCAGTCTCATCGCCCGACTTGGGTTCGGCGCTACCAGTAGCCGGCTTGGCCTGCCCCTCGTCGGGTTCAGCCTTCACCTTCTTGGGAGCAGCACCCTCGGCCGCCGTGCCCTTGTCTTCCGGCTTTCCTTCGGCCTTGGACTGACCGATGCGCGGCCCCTTATCGTAGCGGCTCTTTGCTGCCATTGGTTCAGCCCCTCACGACGGTTCGATGCGCGTAGCGATCACGCGACTTGTGGTGGAAACCTTCGAGCGTCTTTGCCAGATCAGCCCGCTTGCGCTCAGTGGGGTTCGATGAATGCTCGGCCTTTTCGAGTTTGGCAGCGGGAATTTTCTCGCCTTCGGGAACGCCCAACTCGCGGTGCAATGCACCTTTGTGCTTGATCGCCCCCTTAATCCACTTGTGCTTGCGCTCGGCCATCACTTCTTCTTCCCGTAGCGGTCCATCGGCTTTGACTTCGGACCATTCGCCTTGTCAGCCTCGGCAAACTCTTTCCCAACCTTCTGCGGCACGCCACCAAAGCCCCCCGGCGTGTGCGCCGCAGCTTCCATCAGCCGATGTTGCGCGGGCGACTTGCTCGGCATTAGAGGATCGACCCACCGCCGATGTTGATAATTCCAATGCTTTGGCCATCAGTAGCGACCTCGACAAAAAAGTCACGCCACGTCCCGGTCGCAATCGTCATCGTTCCGACAAGAGACCATCCCGTATTCGTGGTAACGGTCCACGTTGCGTTATTGTTGACATTACGGATACGCAGACGCCACGTATGACCCGCAATCGGGGTTTTCAAATTGGCGGCAACACTGGCAAACGTAGGCAACTGCGCATTTGCACTACCGCCAACACCCCCCGTCAAGTTCAACACGCAATCAGACAGGTTGCCCAAGTCGGTCGCCAGCAACGTGGTGGAGGCAGCCGTCGCATTGTTAACAACAGAGTTCAGAGCAAGCGTCGTTACCTGCCCAAGTATCACGTTCACACTCGTAACCGCAATGACCGCGCCACCAGCATCGACCGTGACATTCTCCGTCCCAGCCAGCGACGTAAGCTGCTGAACGCCCGATACGTATTGCGTGCCGCTTGCCATGCCGAAAAGCCCTTACAGCCCGCGCGTCTGGTCAGGACGGGAAATTGACCCCAGGATCGGAATGGGCGCAGCCTGCGCCTCACCACGCTTCGGCGGCAGCGGCAGATCCGCACCCAGCAACGCCTGCGCCCGGCGCGCACGCCGCGCCTCACGCATCGCCTTCGTCTCCAGGTCCGGCCGCACAGGCGCCACACCGTCAGACCCAGGCACCGCACGCGGCTCACGCGGCCGGCTGCGCATCGCTTCCTCGGCAAAGTCGCCCAGGTCGCCAGCCCGCTTCACGAACGCCTTGCCGTCGATGGCAGCCTTCAGTTCCGCAAACTTGTCCAGCTTGCGCAGAAAGTCCGCCATCCGATCCTCAGCCGCACCGTTCAGCGGCTGCATATGCTCGTTCGGCTCGCCGAGATACGTAATCACCGTTCCCTCGGGATACAGCGTATCGTTCTCGGCGTTGAACGGCGCCAGCAGCTTGTAGCGCGGATGTTCCATCACGTCAGACATGGCTCAGACCACACTGAATCCACTTGGATAAAGCCCCACCGGATTATCCGTCCGCTGGATCACAATCCCGCCGAACAGCGACCCGGTGGACAGCCCAGCCGATGCCGCCGTGCCAAGCGCCACGTTCAGCCGGTAATAGCGCGGAAGCGCCGCGCCCTGCGAACGATGCGGCACGTCAATGGCGAAAATCTTAGAATTGGCGGGGAAACTCGCCGTGGTGTTCGCCCCCGTCTCAACATACGTGGTCCAGGTGGTCGAATCGGTGGACCCCTGAAACTGAATGTTGAGCGTGAGCGACGCCGACGAACTGGTAATCGCAGCCCCGGTGTAAAGCGCCACCTTCGGAACCGCCTCACCATCGCCGATGCCCATGTCACGAGCCACCGACAGGTCGATGACCGCCGACGCCAGGCCCGATGCGGTCACACCAACCAGCGTGGTATAGTCGCTGACCGACTGATACGGGCTGTTGCCGAAGAACAAAAGCGTCTTGTCGAAGATAGCCAAGGGATTACCCTCCGGTTACAGCGGTGTTTCGGCGATCAGGTAAGCGTTGCCTCGGTGTTGAGTAGCGCATCGCAAACGCGTATGGGTGCGCCTCTGAACTCCAGGACCGGCTCGCCGGCATACTCGGTCGGCTTCAGCAGCACGTTCTTGTCGCGAATTGCTTGAATATCCAAATATTCGCGCACCGACCGGTTGCAGTAGAAAATCTGGCTCGTTCCCGGCGAAGGCTCGTCCGGCGCGTCGGTCTCGGTGATGCCCGAGAGGCGCCGCGTGCTGGTCGGCATACGCACGACCATCTTCGACATGGCGGCGAACAGGTCGGGCGGCGTCGGCCCCTGAAGGCCAGCGGTGGTGGTGTCGATGTTGGCAAGGCGCGACACGAAGCGCCAGTCCTCCACCATCAGGCCGGCGTTCCACTCGAAGTAGGACGTATAGGCCAGATACGGATTGCCCGCGCTGTCATAGGCCGGCACCACGTCGCCGCGATCCTCGAAACTGAGGCCGGCTTTCATGCCCTTCGGGAAGATCGAGTAAACGGTGCGGTCGCCCCAGCCGATAAGCCATAGCGAGGCGTTGCTGGACCCGGTGCCGCCGCCGTTCAGAACGTTGACCGCGTTCTGCGCCGTGGTGGTGGTAATCGTGTTGAACAGCGGCGAGAAGCCGGTGAACTGCGTCGGGTTCGTCGCCTCGTTCGCGTAGAAGAACGCCGTCGCCATCTGCTGCGACAGGCCTTCAAGATGCGCGTTGTCTTCCGACACACGAAGCCGCGCCGTCTGCGCGTTCATGTCGGCCACCTTCTTGTCGATCTGACTGAAGGCGGTAAGCTGGCCCCAGCCGGCGGTAATCTGCGCCGTGGTGGACTTGGTATAGCCGACGCCCTGGTAATCGAGGCGCCACGTGCCCTGCGGTAGGCCGGTGCGGATCGTCGCCTTGTGCCCGGTCGGCAGGTTCGACTCCACCCACAACATATCCTTGTAGATGTCGTTGCACTGCGACAGCAGCTCGGCGATTTCGTCAATGTTGCCGTCCGGGCCAACCCGGCGTGCCCAATCTAGCAGGGTGATAAAGGCCATGTCAGGCGGCTCCGTTCAGTGGCAAGGAGGGGGAATTGTTGTATCGGCTGCGCGACCCGGATACCTGCGACGGCGCCTTTGCCATCACAGCCGGAACCGGACGCCCTTCGCTCAGCGCCTTCATCATGTTGGCAAATACCCGGATCAAGGCCGGATGGTCCCCTGCGCCCGTATCGTTCAGCGCCTTGCGAACCGCTGCGGCGTTCTCCGGCGACCCCGAGAAACGGTCGATTGCCTCGGCCGCCCGCGCCAGCGTGGTTGCCTGCCGGTTGCCGCCGATTTCAGGGTCTTTGATGAACTGATCGCGCCAGGTCGAACGCTGCTGCGCCCAAGCATCCAGCGCGCGCGCCCGATCGGCCTGCTGCTGTTCGATGTATTTGTTGACCAGCGACTGCGCTACGTCCTGCGGAACCCCGGCTTGGCCGAGGATTTCCGCGTATGGCTTGACCGCATCCTGATCGAGCGTGACGCCTTCAGGAGCGGTAAATGCCTCGTAGGCGACGGGCGTAGGGCCGACAGGGATAGTCGGTTCGGCGTTTGGGTCCGGCGGCGTTGAAAGAAGCGACTGTTCCGGGATAGCCGGGGCAACTGCAACGGGTTCAGGTGTTGCGGCGGCAGGCGCCTGCTCAACGGCCGCTGCGGGGACAACAGCCGGCTCAGGCGCGGGCGCCGCCGCAACGGGGGCGGCAGCTACCGGGTCCGGCGGCGGTGCCGCTGTCTCACTCATTGCCGGCCTCTCGCTGCATCAGAACATAGGCATCCGGCGCGGCTCGCATGACCTGCGCCAGAAGCCGAAGCCCGGCGTTGCGACCACCTTCCGAAAACGCGGAAGCCATCGGATCGCCCGGAACAAACGTCGTGGTGAAAATGCTCGCCGCCACCAGTTCACTCCAAACCCATGCCCGACCATCGGGCGAGGCCATCAACGCTGCGACCACATCTAGCTTTGCCTTTTCCCGCCTTGCTGCCGCTATCTGCCGCCTTTCCACTTGCTCAGGATCGGCGGAATCGTAGGGCTGCTCCGGTTCGGGATGCGGCGCGCGGTCACTCACAGGAACCGCGATACCACTAAATTTGACCACGACTAGCGCATGGTGCTAACTTGTGCCCGGCACAGGCACCAAGGGGGCTAAATTGGCTGCAAACTGGCAAATAACCAATGTCTGAAACCGCCAGCCTATCCGCCAGCACCTACCCCGAAAGCATCCGCTGCGTCGTCTATATCGGGTCGCATCACGTCGAGTTTCTTGACCGCGTGGGCCGGCAGCAGGCCATCACCCGCAGCGATGTCATGCGGCGGATTATCGACAGTCAGATGGCAGCGGTGCGGCGTTGAACTGCACCCGCACCCTATACCTCGACCTCTTGGCCGCCACCCTCACAAACCAAATCTACGGCGACGCCCCGTTTGATCCGTGGTCAGCCCCAACCTTTGACGCCAAACGACGCGCCGTTGGCGCAGACTGGCCCAGCCAAGCCATGACCATGATCGGCGACAAGCGCATGGCAAATATCCGCCACTGCGTCGAAACCGTCCTGCGCGACAACATCCCCGGCGACCTGATCGAAACCGGCGTCTGGCGCGGCGGCGCGTGCATCTACATGCGCGGCATTCTCAAAGCCTACGGCATAACCGACCGCATCGTATGGGTGGCCGACAGCTTCGCCGGCCTGCCTCCCCCAACCGACATCCGCGATGCCGGCGACAAGCACCACACCTACAAGCAACTCGCCGTCACGTCGCACACCGTTCTGGACAATTTCGAGAAATTCGACCTTCTCGATCGCCAGGTTAGGCTCATCAAGGGATGGTTCGCCGACACGCTCCCCGCAGCCAAGATAGACCGTCTGGCAGTCCTGCGCCTCGACGGCGATATGTATGCCTCGACGACCGACGCGCTCGCTGCCCTATACCAAAAGGTATCGCCCGGCGGTTTCGTGATCGTGGACGACTACAACCTGCCGGCCTGCCGCGCTGCGGTCAGAGACTACCGGGCCGCAAACAGCATCGAGGCTGATATCCGCGACATCGACGGCGCGGGAATGTTTTGGAGGGTTCCATGAAATACGTCGCCATCATCGCTGCCACCACACTCGCAGGATGCACGCCCGTCTATCACCACGTCGATAGGCACGGCGCACCCGATACAACCCAAACCGAGCAAGACTTTTACGAAACGCAGTCCGAGTGCCAATCGCGCAGCAACGGCAGTCGCATCGTCACGCTGATGGACGCGGCAGTTTCACTACGCATCTTCAAGACATGCATGCGCGGGAAAGGGTGGATTTCGACATGACCGAACCCCAAGCCGAGAGACTGATCCACGCCCTAGAGCGCATCGCCGCCGCCCTGGAATACGATCCGGCTAATGCCGCGCCGAAACCGGATTCCCCCAAACCGACACAACCAACAACTCGGTTTTCCTGGGCTGCCAGCCCTTACGAACTAGGCCGACTACTCCGCCGCTAACTTCTCCTCCTCCGGCACCGGAAGCGTGCATGTCACCTCTTGCGTGCCAATATGGCGACTATCAGCCGTCAGTCCGCTGTCGCACCATATCTGATAACCAGCCTTCCGAGCGTTCCGCATAAACCGGATATCCTCAGACACATACCGCCACTCGCCGCCCTTATCACGATCCCAAACCGCATCCAACCACAGCCCCAATTCCGTCCCATCCAAACACGCCAGCACCCCATCGCTCGGCACATCGGAGAAATTGGCGCGCAGGAACGACTTCACAACCTCGCACCCACTTTCCCCAGGCCAGCGGTAGCTTTCATGCCACCACGGCCACGCCATGCGGCGGAACACGTCCATCCGCACCAGCAATAGCCCAGCCGGCAGCCATTCCGCCTCCCACAATCCACCCTGCGCCAACTCAGCATCAGTCGGCACCGCCCCAAGCATCCGCCCCAATGTCTCATATGGCGGCACGCGCTTGCAGTAGGTAGCCCCCACGATATCCTTCTCGCGCTTCAACAGCCGCACCAGCGCATCCGGTGGAAACCACATATCGCTATCGACAAAGAATACGTAATCCGCATCAGTCCGCATCGCCATATCCACGATATCGTTCCGCTGCTTCGAGATCATCGACCCTTCCAGACCAATGATCCCCACCCCGATCCCCGCCAGCGCCGAATACGCCGTCAGCCCGGCCAAGCACGTCGCCATCCGAGCCTGCCATTGCCCCACAGATGGCACACACACCGCCACGCGCGGCCCCGGCAGACGCTCAGGCTGTATCTGCGCTAGGAACTTCTCCGCATCCTTCCGAGCCTGCTGATATCGCTCAGTCGGCTCGCCCTCCACGTTCGCCTCCCACTGCGTGACAAACGCATCCGCGCGCAAATGCCTCACCTTGGCCTCACACTCCGCAGCTCGACGCGCCAGCGCACCCTCATCCGCGCCCAACTTGCGAGCCGCATCAACACGCATCCCGCGCGTCGCCTCGAAAAACTCCGCCCAAAACTTCAAATCACGCATCGCCATCGTGCCGCCGCGACCGTCGAGATATTCCAGCCCGACCTCGATCGGCCGCACCTCGCCGCACAATTCCCCGATTTCATCCCACCAGGTATCGGTAAACCAGAACGGAAACCACGGCGCCGCCATGAAGCCCACGGTGTCCACCACATCACGCCGCAATACCGGAAACGATGCAAAACCCGCGTTCAACGGGTCATCAAGGCAGAACACACGCGCCGATCCCAAATCAACCGCCGCAATCACGCGCTCGTGCCAATCATCCGCCCGAACCGCCATGTCGTTGGCAAACATCATCAGAATGTCGCCCCGAGCCTTGGCTGCCAGTTGGTTTACCTTCCGTCCCAACGTGACCGCAGCCCTCGCCTCGACCACCCGCACACCACGACGCTTGCCCAGCGTCAGGCACGCACCCCGCGATGCGGTATCTTCCGCGTCCAACCCGATGATGATTTCCACTTCCGGAGGCAGCCCCGTCCCCACAAGGCTATCCACGGCACGACGCAACTTGTCCGGCCGCCCCAACGTAGGCAGCAGGACCGATAGACGTATTCCAGATGTCATGTAGCCCCCGATGATTCCAAAAAGGGATGGCTTGCCTTACCCGTGAGTATTTACGGGAAGCGGGTTTGCCCACCCTCGGACCCAAGAGACCGCAGGAGGTCCGAGTTAGAGAGGCAAGCCTTGCGCGAATGTCCCTAGGTCATTCGTTGGATCATTCCCCACCTATCTGCATAAAACATCTTCATTCGACCAACCCCAAACCTCCACCGCTAGACGATAGCACTCCCTTCGCGCGATCCAAAAGCCAATTCGCCGATGCCAAAGTATGGTCAGATGATGTCAGAAATACCACCGAGCCGTCTTCGAGTTCTGCCAGAACCATCACGTTCGGTAGGTCCATCTGACCAGCGCATCCCAATACATCCCCGATGCTCGTAAATCTCCTAGGCACGCGCAGGAGTTTAGGTGCTTCACATGTCAACGAGATACCACCTGCACCGCCCCAGTCCGAGCCGCGCCAAACTCCCTAACCACCAGCGCCCGCACCCGATCCAGATGCGCCCCCATCTGCGCCCACCGTAGATCATACGGCCGCCACCCCTTCGGCTGCCCGAGATCAATCAGCGGCTGCAACCCACGCGCCACCGACAGCCACCGCTCGTCGCTACGCAGCAGCCCAATCCCACGCGCCGCCTCCTGCGCGCATTTCAGCGCCGGAACAACCCGCAACGGCGCCCGCATGTCCGTCACGGCAGCACGCGCGCAGTCCGCAGCCATGCCAAGCCAATGATCGCAATGACCAGCAGCCTCGCGTTCGCTCAGGTCCATGCTCATGCCGCGTTCGCCGCAGCCGGCGGCGATCCACCGCCGCCACCACGCCCCAACGCCACCTGCAAGGCATTGACGCCCCCGCCCACATCCGTCTGCGACAACTGCTGCGCGCCCTGCACCGCCGTAGCCCCAAGCTGCGCCGCCTGCGCCATCTGCTGCTGCTTCTGGATGGCTTGCATCGCCGCCATCACATCATCGTCCGTCCCCATCACCGTCGACGGAACCCCGATCAACTGCCCATATTCGCGCAGAAATGGCCCCGGCTTCAACATCGCCCGAGCCTCGGGATAAATCCCAGCCAGGTTGCCCGTGACCTGCGCAAACCGCTCCATACTCGCCGTCGCCGCCACACGCTGCGCCATCGCCAGCAGCGACACATACTCAATCCCCAGCGGCACCCCATGCAACGACTGCGGCAGCGGCGGCAACAGCCCCTTCCGCTCCATGATGCGAAAAATGCGCTTGATCGCAGGCGAGCCAAATTCGTTCTGCCAACGCTCCGTAATCGGTCCCAGCACTTGCAGCTTCTCCTGCTGCCGCTGTGCGACCTCATACGCCGTCATGTCCTTCCCGGCTTCCGCGATCATCAGAAACAGATCGTTGAAAAACCCGGTCTTAATCCGCGTCTGGATTTCCTTCAAATCCTCCATCATCTCACGGATTTCAGGATTGACCGTGTAAACCGGCCGCATCCCCTGCTCCGGTCCAAGTTGCGCCACGAACGTAATGCCGCCCGGGATCGTGGACGTAGGCTCGTTCTTGAGCGCAATGCTGGCCAACATCGGCGGCCGAACCATCTTTTGGATCGCTTCAGCCTTGCGCCCGGTCTCGACCTGCAACTGCATGATATCTTGCAGCACGTCCATTCCAGCCGAGCGCCCATAAGGATCATTGCTCGTCGTCGCCCACCGCGGGCAAACGTGCGGCGGCTCATTGAACCCCGACATCGCCAGCGGCCAATCGCTCGCTGCACCCCACACCCAATAGCACTCGCGCCACGCGAACCCACCCGGCACAACGCCGACCTCGCTGCCACTCCCCTCAGCTATCGGGAAATTAGGTTCCAGCGCGTGCGCAACGATCTTCTCAATTTCAAGGCTCGCGCCCTTCGACCTCCACAATTCCTGCACGTCGCGCGGGCAGTTCTCCAACTCGAAGAACTCCACCATCTGTGCGACAGTCCACACGAACATCCGATACAGCCCATTGATCCGGCCATCCGGCCCGACCGCCAGGAAATACTCGCCCGGGCACGCCGTATAGCACCGGATAACGTCCCGATCATCCTCGTAAATCAACTCAGGCGCGGTCCCAAAGACCGTCAAATCCTCAAACATCTGCGCGCCAGCGTCATAGAAATTGCTGCGCGCCATCACCTGATACAGCCGGTCCTCGACCTCCTCAAACCACGCAGCAGCCGCAGCGTCGGCCTGATCGCGCGGAAACAGCGCCGGCTTCAGCTTGAACCACGGCCGCCCCGGCGACATGAGGCCGCTCATCAGCCCAGCCGCACAAATCCGCATCGCCTGCGTGCCGGTCGGATCGAGGATGTTTTGGTTGATGACCGCACCACGGATCATCGTGTTTGGCGTGGGCATCGACGTATTGATGAACGCACCGCGCCTCGGCAGGATATACGCCTCTAGCAATTGCCAGTGCTGCATCCACGACAGTCGCCACGACCGCAGCATGTTGAGCCGCGCCTCGACGTGGCCGCGCATGCGCTTCCAGTCGGGGTCAGCCGCACGCCGCGCCGGCTTCGGCCGCGCCGGCTGCCGCGCTAGGCGAGCAGCCGATGACCCGTCGATCGGCGACGAACCCTTGCGGCGACGCTCTTGGTAGTCGGTGGCGGGCGCGTCGCTCATCGCACCACTTCCAACCCGCGACCGCACAGCATCAAACCGCCATTCTCGCCGCTATGAAGCACCGGCATTCCCGCCCGTTTGCGCTGTTCTGCCAGTTCGCGGTCGGCCAATTCGTAATCTTCCTGCGATACCTGCCATAACGCCGGATCGGCGCCGCCACCTCGCATGATACGGGTTACTAGACGGTCCAGAGTTGGGTAATCGCTCATCCCAGCAGCGACCTGCCGGCCTTGTTCGGATCAACCAGCCCAGCCGGCCCCGTCAAATCCGTCCCGCCAAACCCGCCCGCAATCGCTCCCGCCTTGGCGCGCTGCGTCGCCCCAGCCGCGCCCACCTGCGACGACGCAAACGTGGGAGCCGGTGCAGCGGGCGGCACAGGCGGCACCGGAGGCGGAGATGCGCCGCCACCACCGCCACCAAAACGGCACGCCACAGGACGCCAGAACATGCTCACACCCGCGCTCCCTTCCGCATCCGGCCAGCAGGCCCCGGCTGATACTCGGCAGGATCGGGCGCATACGACAGCGCCCCACGCACCAGAGGCACCGCGCCGGCCTTGTGCGCGCCAAGCTGCGCCGATAGCTCCTGCACCGCTTCGATTAGCTCGACGTGCCGCAGTTGCTCCAACGGCCGACCGTTCCAGTGCGTCAGTTTCATCGCCCCACCTCATACGCCGCAGCCATCGGACTATACTCCTGCGCGCGCTGCGTTGCCGGAAAGCGCCGCCGTTCGGGCCACAACTCGGCCGGACGCGGCGCGGATAGGTCGATGCCCGACATGCACAGGTAGCGCAAATCATCCATCAAATGATCGTTTTCCTTCACGATCTTTCCCTTTTCGTCGCGCCGGTAAATCCGATACTCCTGCCGGAAATTCTGCAACGTTTTGAAAACCTTTATCCGCCCAGTCGATAGCCGCGACCATACCTCGTAAATACCCATCTCGACCGCGTTATTGGCCGGCGTCAGCACCAACCCGAGGCTGCTATACGTCGCCAACAGTTGCTCCCCGTCGGTCGAGGCACGCCCCCGCGCCGCAGGATCGACAACCCCTGGTATCCATTTACCCCGCGACTGGATCGCCTGCGCGTGAACCGCAGGCTCAGCCTGCCCACGGTAGTATTCCGAATACAAATAAAGGCAATCCGTCTCGTAATCGTATGCGCCCCACAGACACGCGGTGCGGTTCCACCCAACGTCGAGAGCATAAACGTGGCGGAAATAGGACGGTATCTCAAACGGATCGCAAATAATATCATCCTCTGGCACCGGATAGATCGCACCAGCGCCAAGGGACGGAATCCCTTTGGTTCGGGCCTCGCGCTCATGCGGCAGATAGGCAGCCGACAGCCGCTCCTTGTCCGCATCGGACAGATGCGCGACCTCTGACCACTCGATCCACGTAACATGCTTGCCGCCGGCCAGACCGCCCTCGATCCGCTCGCTGCCCGGCATGAACGACAGCACGACGCCAGACAGCCCAAGCAACGGCGTGAACGAACACAGCACCAGCCCGGACGGCTCGCCCGGCACCGTGGACATCGTGCGTGTCAGGCCTTCGCTGTAGATCGCAATCGGTGGTTCCTCATCGAACATCACCACATCGACCTGCGACGCCTGGAAGCTTTCACGCCCTTGGTCATACGTTTTGAATACGAGACGGCTTTTCGCGCCCGTCGCGTGCATGATCGACACGGTATCGACCGCTTCCGGCACACCAGAACGCGCCGTCGTGCCAACCAGCAACTTGCCCGGTATCAACCCCGTCCCGAATGCGCCCGGCTGCCCCAGCAACAGCGGCTGCAGGCTTTCGCGCAGTGACTTGGTATCAACGCCGCTCGCCCAGGCCATAATCGGACGATTGAACCGGCGCCCCGTCCACCACGGCGGATAATGCCCGGTCAAATGCGCAACGAGCGCATAGCACGCCGCCATTGTCTTGCCGGAGCGGTTCGCCGCTATTAGCGCCAGTTCCGAGTGATCGGCCGACGCTGCGAAAAACTGGCAGTGCTTGGCGTATAACTCCCGCCGCAACGGCCCATGCTCAGGGTATAGCTGGTAGAACTTGCTCGCCTTAGCCAGCCGGTCCCGCTCCTCGATATACGCCTCGATTTCGAGAAACTCGCGCTCGGGCAGTTGCGCCAGTTGCGCAGCCGTTGGCATCACCAGCGGCGTAAACTGCCGCAGCACGTCCGCGAACGGGTCAGCCGACACTTGATGCCGGCAACCGCGCCGCCTTGCTCAGCAGCGCCTGCGCCCGCGCCTCGCGTTCCTCCGCAGTCAGCGGCCGAGGGTCAATCGGCTTCCCGTCCGCGCCGAGCGTGGCCGTCTCAACGTTTTGCTTGTCCTTCCAGCGCCACCCCTGCCGATTACGCAACCACAACGACGCAGCGTGCGTGTCGGGCGGATAGTGCTTGGTCAGGTGCGTGAGCGTGATATCGCCCTGAAAGTTGGAAACGTGAACCTCGGGATGCGAATAGCCCTTGGCGCGATGATAAAGCTTTTCAGCCACTTCCGCGTCGGCTTGAACCTTTCCGCGCGCGATGGCTTCCATAAACTCGGGATACTCTACTTTCCAATTCGAGATCGTGGAGACGACCACCCCGAAGAAATCTGCCAATTCGGTATCATCAGCCCCGAGCAGCGCGAGTTTGAAAGCCTGTTCTGGGAACACGTCGCGGTAGAGCGTTGGCCGCCCGCCAGGATGCCTTGCGCGTTCCACGACCTCGCTCATGCCCCGACGCTACCCGAAGCGCGGGGCGGTTTGCAAGGGGCGCGTTTTTGGGACGCGTTTGCCGGGCGCTTTGCAATCATCGCATCGTCGCCTGATCCGGTCCATTTGCAGTGTCGGACCATTTTTGAACGTGAACTCGGCCTGACAATCGGGACAGTTCGATGTCCACTCGCAGGCTATGCTTTCGCGGTCAATCCCGAAGACGAACGGGACGGACTTGGTCAGCCGGTAGGTTTGGCCTTTGAACTCAATTTTGATTTCCACCGCACGCTCCTTTTGCCGTATTGCCGCACATCATGCCTCGGGCACGGCAAGAACCAATTACCTTGCCGTATATCATACACCCCTCCCCCCTCTTAAGAGGGGGGGGGGTGATATACGGCAATTGGTCCGTTGCCGAACCGTTCGCCGTATATCACGCCGCACATTCCGCCGCATATCATTTTCTAGAATTGCCTCATTTTGGTCGGTGCGTGTCCACGACGACGACCCCGGCCCGTTGTTCCCGATGCGCGTTTCGGAACTCAACGGTGGCAAGCAAGCCCGAGCGGAGCCACTGGTCGATGATGGTTTTCGCCTGTCCTGGCGTCAGGCCACAGTGCTGCACCAGCAGGTTGCCGCACCAGCGCGTATTGTCGCGGCCTTTGCGAACCGGGGCGTAGAGATTGTCCGGTGCGGCGGCTGCGATTTGGTCCAGGATTTGGTTTATGTCGTGCGTAGGAAGATCACGGAATGGCGAGGCTGGCTTCCACGGCCAGACCACGGCCACGCCATCCCCATCAGTTTCAGTGCCGTTTGAGAGTTTTCGTTCAAGCCGCTCAAACCATTCGGCTTCTTCTATTGGCGCGTAGTTGTTTTTCGCGCCGTCGAGCCGGAAGTAATTGCGGCGCTTGTCTTTGTGGATACCGGCGGTATCGGCTTCCTCCGGTGTCATCACGTTGAGGGTCAACGCGACCCTGGCAGCCCCGACAATGGCCGATGCCCCCCGCAGGCTGTCAGGATCGCCCGGGTCGGTGCCGCCTTTGCGGGAATGGTGGAGCAGGACGAGCGCAAGGTCATGGTCGATTGCCATTGCGCGAAACCGTGCCATTACAGCGCGCACGGCGGTATTGTCGTTTTCCTCTGCGGCGTGCAATTCCACAAAAGGGTCAAGGATTAGCACGTCAGGCTTAAAGTCAATTGTGAACTGTTCCAGTTCATCCATGACGGGGGTATTTACGAGCAACGCGCCGTCTCGGGTTGTGTGTAGGAGCGTGCCGACGCGGGACGGTCCTAGGATCACCAATCGGCCACCTAGCGCATCGTGGCGACATTCCAATTGCTGCAACATCGCGGAGAAGCGGCGTTTCTGTTCATCGCCGTCATCCTCTACGTTGTATGTTGCGACGCGAACTGGATCATTGGACCGTAAGCCGTGGAATTTACAGCCGATTGCGAGCGCGGTTGCCCACGCCACCATAAGGCTTGATTTGCCTGCGGAACCGGCACCGGAGACCACCGTGATGGATCGGCGCATGAGGTATCCGCGTGCGATCCACGGCCGCAGCGGGATGTCTTGTTCGGCCCACGGCTGGTCGATACGCCAGAGCAGGTTCTTGCCGGCTTGCGCCTTGGCTTCCGGCGACGCGGGGATGGCTGTGCCAGTCTCCCGTTGCTCTAACTCGGCCCATTCCCCGGCCGACATGGCCGCTTGGTCGATGGCGGCATGGTAGCCAGGATCGTCAATATCCGGCGGGGGATCGCTGCTGTGCCGCTCCCACCCGTTGCGCCCGGCCTCAAGGAAAATAGTGCCGGCCCCGATCTTGGTAGGGGGCGAGATGGTGAAATGGTGCCATCGGTCTACGCAGGTTGCGTCGTGGTGCTTGGCGGATTTCGCGGACCACTCCTGCCATGCGTGCAGCCCTTCCAGGCAACCATCGCTGGCACGCCACATCGCCATTCCCATCCGGTTCCAATCGTCCCAGGATAGGTCGGGATTGGGGATTGCCAGGATGGCCGAGGCAAGGGCGGCGACGGGAGCCTGCGGCGTGCCCGGGGTTCTTGGGGCGGAACTGACGCCACCGACCCCGGCAGCCTCCACGGCCTCCTGTAGCCGCTCTAGCACGTCCTCAAGATGGACTTCCGACGCGGGGTTGCCGGCCGCGATGGTGGCGAGCCGGGGCGACGCTTTCAGGTTCCACGACCCAGGCCAGCGGAGGGGGTGGACGGGCGGGGCTGCGGTGGCGTCCGCATCCACCAACAGCGCGGCGAGTTTGCGGGCGAGCCGCAGCTTTTCGTGATCGGCCGGTTCGCGCGTTGGTTCCGATAGACGCCAGTGCAGATGGGCTTTGGGGTGGATTTCCCCGGTTTGCGGATCGGTCCACTCCCCGCCGGAATGGACGGCCACCGTAACCGGGCCGAGAAGGTGTTCGAGGCGGCGGCGTTTGGCAGCGGTGTCGCCTGTGTCGATTTCAACGCTGATTGCGACCCCGTTGGCTAGGTCAGCCGTGGCCGCCTTGGTCGGACCTGCAAAGGTCGCGACGGGCGGGGCGAATACGGTTGGCGGGGCGATATTGGCCGCCTTGGTGGCTGCCTTGGTGATCCTGCCGGCCAAGGCACGCGGGTCCGATCCTACGCGGACACCCTCGATTGCGACCGCTGCGCCTCCGCGCTCATGCTGGTCAAACGTGCGGAGGGAAATGAACGTCTCGGGATCGGCGTAGCGGAATAGCGACGCGACAAATTGCTCAATAGCGGCCGGGTCGGACGAAAGGTCTGTCACCGAACGGCGTTCTCCGGCAGCGTAAACACGCAAAGGCGCGTCCAGCCCGGATACCACCAGCTGGGAAAATTGGGGAAGGAAAGGACAAGGCCGTGCTGCGCCGCCCACAAACGCATTGTGTCGATCCACGCATTGTCGCCGGGTTTGCCTGCCGGATAAGGCTGGCTGACGATAGCGACGGGCAGCCGACTGATGCGGTAGCCGCTTGCGTGGTCGTTATGGGGAGGGCGGATGCGACGATGGTATTGAGGGCGCTTGCCGAATAGGTGCTGCGCGCCGTAACTATCGGGGCACCATTTCCAGCCGTGCCGTCGCCCAAATTCGACCGCAAGAACCTGCTTTAACTCGTTCATGCGGACGCCAGATGCGGTTTTCCGGTCATGGATAAGAGCCACTATTTCCCCCGCGATTGAGTTCACTTGCGTGTCACTCAAAGGCGCGGGTTGCCGCTTGCCTTTTCGGCTCGGATTGCCTATTTCTTGGGAAGCCATAGCGTGTTCCCCTTCCTCCGCATGGTTAGCCCCTCGCCAGGGCGAAAATGAACCGCCGCCAGGGGCCAACCCGGCGGCGGTTCGCATTCTACCCCTATCGCACAGCCCGATGCAACACCGGCAGCCGCTCATACCCGAGCGCGCCCAGTATCAGCGGCCCGATTTCCCGCCGCCCTGCGAGCGCGTCGCACAGGTATTGGACGGACACGCCGTGCATTCGACACCACGCGGCTTGCGTGCCGGCATCGGCAACGCGGCGGCGCAGGAGGGTCATGATTTCATCGGTTGTCAGGTCTTTTCCCATGTCCCCGTTATACGCGCATAGGCGGGGCGGTGCAATTATTTTCCCTCCACCCCAAAATACCCGTTGACACTCTACGCGACAGCGCGTAGGTTGGCGTTATCGGAACAGGAGACGGACGATGGCAACGCAAATCGAAATGGACCACGACGTTGAAGATGCGGCGACCTACCTTTCCTGCACGACGCTGACTGTGGACCGCTGCCGGCACGAAAGCATCGACGAAACGACACTCTGGTTTTTCGATGCCGACAAGCGCCAGATCGGCTGCGCATCGCGCATCCCTGGCAATCCGGTGGGGGACTATCGCTGGACCGTCACTCGGATGCTTCGCGGTGAACCTGTCGCGCGCCGCTCAGTCGCAACGCTGCTGGATGTGTGCGGCGACATGATGCGGTTTGAGCCGCAGCACGCCTAACCCCACCCCGGCGCAGACAAAGCGCCGGCCCTCCACCGAAAGGAACACCGCCATGCTCGACACCATTCCCGCCGGCTACATCGTCGCCAGCAACGGCATCATCTATGCGACGGGCGAGACTTCGGCCGAGGCATACGCCAACTTCCGCGATGACATGCGCGATGCCGGCATGATCGCCCAGCCCGGCGCGTTCAAAGTCTATCCCGCCACGGCCGCGCTGATCGCCAACGAGGAAGCGGGCGAACAGGACGAATGGACCGTGCGCGACGGCATCGCCGACCTCGCCTAACCCTCCCACCCGCGACAGAAGGAAACGAAACGATGGCAATCAACATCCTCTGCGGCACCGATGCCGATGGCGCTTTCATCGCCGTTGACCTCGTATCCGGTATCTCTGCCTATGCCTACCCGTCATCGTCTCACGCCGCGTCCGCGACCAAGCGGCCGAGCGAGACTGCGGCGAAGATGATCGCATCCGAAAAGAAGGCACGCGCCAACCTGCCGCCGATGCCGACCGCAACCGACCGCGACCGTGAGCGCGAGGCCGTGCTTCGCTCGCGCAACGGCCTGCCCGCTCGTATCCGCGCCTGAAACCGCAACGCAACAAAGGGGAACGATTGTGAGCGCAACACGCCAACGGGTCAGCCTTGCAACTTATCGCGCCGCGCGTTCGGCGCTGCTTTACAAAGCGATTTGTTACCGGCAGTGGACCAGATCGGAACCAGAGCGCGCCGGGTTTTTTCTAGGGCATCTTCTGGCGACACAACGGCAACTCTTGATGCTACGACAGGCGGAACGGGTTAGTTGCCCAGGTGCGCTGCCGTGGTGAACCTTCTCCCATACCCGCCACAGGTTGCTGCGCAGATTGCGTCGGACCTCGACGCATGGGCCGCGCACATGACCGCAATCCGCGACCAAGTGCCAGACTTTTGGAGCGAACAGAACACCAGCGAACGCCTAGGCGAGTGGCTTGCCGCGCTTGGATATCGGAAGGCTACCGCCTAACACACCGCAAACCGCGCCTGCGGGCGCAGAAGGGGAATGAAGATGCCGACGTTTAAGCCGCTATCTACCAAGTCTGCCGTCGCGTCGCATTTCGGCTTTGACATTGCCGAGATGGACAGTCGCCGCTATCAGCCGATGCGCACGCCGGTCCCGATCTATACGGTGTATGACGACTACTTCACGGCAACCCGTGGCGCGCGTCCGCCCAAGGCGCATCCTGATTGGAATTGGGTGCTGGTGGAGAGCGCGTTGACCGAACTGCGCGGCAACAGGATGTGGACGCATCAGGAACCCACCCCATGACCCCGCTCGCCGCCCTACTGACCCGCGCGCGCGACAGGATCGCGGACCCGGCGCGGTGGTGTCAGGCCGTCGAAGCTACCGACGAAACCGGGATGCGATGCGATGCTACTAGTCCGAATGCTGCGAGCTGGTGCGCAGTGGGTGCGTTAAATGTATCATCAGGGCACCGCAATGCGACGTTTTACGCGGCGCGGAAGGCCCTGCGAGACAGCGCCCGTCAACTGACCGATTATATCGACGTGGATGATGTCAACGACACCCTCGGCCACGCTGCCGTCATGCGCGTTTACGACGCGGCGATTGCGAGGGCGAACGAGACGTGAAGCCTCTCGCCATAGACCTCTATTGCGGCCTCGGTGGCTGGGCCGAAGGGCTGCTCGCCGAGGGCTACTATGTCGCGGGCTTCGACATCGAACGCCACGTTTACGGCGAGCATCGGTATCCGGGGCAACTCGTCATACAGGATGTGACGACGCTACACGGTTCGCAGTTTCGTGACGCGGCGCTGATAGTGGCGTCGCCGCCGTGTCAGGAATATAGCTATATGGCGATGCCGTGGTCACGGGCGAAAGCCAAGGCAGCGGCGATCCGCGCCGATACCACCGGGCAGGCACTCGCGGACCTCAATCGTCTTTTCAATGCGTGCTTTCGTATCCAGCGCGAGGCTTGCGAGGCAGCGGGGCGACACATTCCGATGGTGGTGGAGAACGTGCGCGGCGCGAACGAGTGGGTCGGGCGGTCGCGTTGGGCGTTCGGATCGTATCATTTGTGGGGCGACGTGCCAGCGCTGATGCCGATTACGTTTCGCGTGCCGGAGGTGCCAGGTTTTCGCTTCGACGGTAACGGCGGCTCTTTCCAGACAGCAGCGGTGGAAGGGACGAAGGTCGGAGGGATTGATTTCAACGGCTATGGCACGCCAGGTTATAAAGCCGATGCGTTCAATGGCACGGCGCAGAAGCGCATTATGGATGGTATGAAGTTAACTAACCAGAAGCACGGCAAATTTCCGCCCGGAGGTTTGGCGCAGGGATATTTGAATGAGGGCACGAAACAAGGCGGAACATGGTGGCACGATGAAGGCTCAATCTCACGCACAACGGGAAGCAAGTCGCCCGCACGCAAGTTTGCCTCGGCCATGATCGCCAAAATCCCGCTGCCGCTATCGCGCCATATCGGCGCGGTGTTCCGGCCGTAGCAGCTAATCCGCCGCCTCCCGATCCCCGACGCTCACGCGCTGGTAGCATTTCGCCCAGCACTCAGCGCAGTAAACGCCGCGCCACACAGGCGCATCGCAGAACATCCCCGCCCTGACCGGCCTCGGCTCGCCCGCGATATACCGGCACCCCGGCGCGTCAGGACGCCCCACAGCCGCCGCCACAGCGGCAGCGTCCACCCCGGCGAGGGTAGCGCCCCGGATCGGCACGCGCGCCGGCCCAGCGCCGCCCCAGGTCGCGGGAATGTCCCGACCACCAACGCCCCGCCGCGTTTCAGGCAGCACTACGGCCTGGACGGGCGCGACCGCTACCACCACACGCGGCGGCGGCTTCGGCTTGGGCGTAGCGGTGCGGACAATGGGCGACGCTCGCCCAGGCAGCCCCAGTCGCTTGCGCCGGCCAGCCACCGCGTTGCGCGTGCAGTGCAACCGCTCGGCGATCACGTTCAACGTCAGGCCCTCGGTCCATCCGGCCTCCAGCTGCGCGTCCTGCTCGGCCGTCCACCACTGCGAGAGAAAGGCCATCAGTCGGCTGCCGAAAACAGATCGACCGCGTTGGCGCTTGCGTCAGTCAAATGCCGGCAAGCCTGCCGCCAATAGCTTTCCTTTAATTCAATTCCCACAAATCGGCGGTTGTGTTTCAACGCTACCCATCCCTCGGAGCCGATCCCCATGAACGGCGATAACACCACGTCACCCGGATTGCTCCACAGCAGCGTCGCCCGCATCGTTAGATCAAGAGGCATGGGGCAGATATGTTTTTCGTCGGTCGGATCTCGGCGAGCGTTTAGCACGTCAGTTTCGCGCGTGGACATCCAAACCGGGGATGCCCATTCCTGCCATTGGGGCAACGGGAACGATTCATGGGTATGCGTGACCGGCGCGATTTCTTCGCCTTCCTCGGCCCATTTACGGAAAACCACAAAGTATTCGGGCAGCCCCTGTCGGCTGAAACTGGCATCGGCGCGGAGCTGCTTGTAGAGTAATCCGTGCGCCTTGGTTTTCGTCATTTCCCGCACTGGATCGCGCCAAATTGTGACGCGAGAATGGAAATCGAAACCGGCTTCCACATGCTCCCGGATTAGCATCCCGGGCAGATCGCGCAGACCAGCCGTCCCGCGCTGCGTCTTATAGTAAACGAGGTCTTTGCAGTGGACAGCCACGATGCGACCGGGCTGCATCACGCGGAATAACTCACGCACAAAGAACCGATATTGCTCTAAGAACTCCGCATCATCGGCACAGTTCCCCATATCTGCAACGGAGTCGTTGTAAATATATAAGCCAGAAAATGGGGGAGAAAACACGGAAAACCCAATCGACGCTTCCGGCATCTGTCGCAGCACGTCCACACAATCGCCGTGATACGTTACCCAATCATCACCCTGCGCAGAGTTCAAACAGTGGATTTCAGCCATCCCGGCAATCTCCCAATATGCGTCGGGTTGTAGGAAACCTTGAGTCCAGCAGCATCAACGCGACTGCGTTGCATTGCAGCCGACATGGCGCGCTTCATGGTCACATGATCGGCCGCCTTACGTGCGATCACACGGCCGATCTGATCTTCACCTTCGGCAACCATCAGATGCACATCAACCGCCCGCGTTTGTCCAAACCGCCAGCAACGGCGCACAGCCTGATACCAAGCCTCGTAACTGAAACTTCGGCCTACAAATGCCACGCGGGCGCAGTGTTGCCAATTCAGCCCCATCCCTGCGACGCTCGGCTTTGTAATAATCACCTTCGCTTCACCAGCGGCAAAAGATGTCAGCGCCGCTTCCTTCCGCTCAATAGGATGCGAGCCGCGAACCTCAATAGCGCCAGTCAGAAGCGCCCGCAAAGCATCGGATTCGTAATCGGTATCGCACCACACAACCCACGTTTCGCCGGGGTCGGCAGCGATCAGAGCGGCGACGGTCCTGGCGCGCGTCTCGGCCGTTTGCCGTTTGATCGAATGGATATTGGTCGCAGACAAATCCTCGACAAACAAAGCACCCGCTGGAGCGCGCACGTCGCCCATTGCCCGATGTCGGTGGGTTCGTAATTCCGGCAGCACATAGCGACTGGCATCATACCCAAGATCGGCGGGCGTTTCGGCACAGCGGGACCAACTCGCCATCCAATCCCAAAAATCCGCCTCGCCATGCCCTTTCAGGCGGTATCTTCCCATTTGGGTTTGATCGGCGACGAACCAGCGCATCAACATTTCATTACTCGGCATGATGCCAAGAAATTCCGCGTGCTGCCCAAGTTCCATGTGATCGTTTGGCGCTGGCGTGGCGGTGGCGGCTAACTTAAACCGAGTCCCAGCAAACCCCTGGATAAGCGCCCGCGTGGTAGCACCATTGAACGACTTAAGAATGCTTGACTCGTCCAGCGCCACAGCGCCAAAGGCAGCGGTATCTAATTTATCGAGCCTGTCGTAGTTACATATGTTTATGCCGTCACGCACTTCGGACTGATCGCGCACAACACGCACGTCGTATCCGAACCGCAACGCCTCGCGCTCAATCTGGCGCGCGACAGCAAGGGGCGTAAGTATCAGAGCGCGGCCGTTTGTTGCAGCCGCAGCCTGCATGCACCATTCCAATTCGCACGCGGTTTTTCCCAAGCCAGTGTCAAGGAACAACGCCGCCCGCCCCTGCCGCAAACAGAATGCCGTCGCATCTTTCTGGAAATCGAAAAGATGCAATGCAAGCGCAGTGGGTTCAATGCCAACCGCCTGCGCTCGCGGGGCCTTGCTCGCCAGGAATGCCGCGTAATCCCGTTCTGCCACGTCTAGCATTCGTCCATCCCCTCCATCTTATCCCATTCCGCCACCGGCACGGCTTCAAACCGCAACCGCAGCATCCGCACGCCTGCGACCGTCTCGACGCTCGGCACCACCAGCACCGGCCACGTCAGGTCGCTGCCATCGGGCGACGCGAGCGCGAGGCGGACGGGAGCGGTCGCGCCGATTAGGCAGGATCCTAGGACGGCCATTTCTTCTCCCGCAAAAACACCTCGCGCCGCTTCAAATACCGCAAGTATTTGCATTTCGTGCAGCAGTCATCCACGTTAGCCGGATTGCGAATGGCCTTGGCCTTGCGTGTTTCGTAGTCTCCACATGCACAACGGACGAGCCAGTTTGCGTTGCTATTTTTAATCTTTGTCGGCAGTAAACCAACGACTACAAACCGCGCAAACCGTCGCCCGGCCAGTTCGTCAGACGGCTTCGGACAGCGAATAGTAGCCTGCGGCACATCCCAATGCGCATTGACGATGTTAACGTCAGGCTCGTAGTGGATGCCCTTCCCGGTAACAACCGCCGCCGTTTTGTTCATTGGCGCGGACGCGGCAATCCGCTCGAAAACGGTTGCCTTGCTCACGGCCTTAAACTCGCGCTCGCCACCCGCAGCCCGCGCTTGGTGGCGCGAGGGGCGCGCGCCTTACGAGCGGCCTTCGGAACACGCAACGCCCGCGCTTCTAGTTTCGCGTCGTAATCCGCCGCCACAATCGGAGCGGCGCGCGTTAGGGTAACACCGGCTCGCGCGAGGCCCTTCCCAAACTCGGTCACGGATGTTGCCCAAAACCAGAAATGCCCAGCGGCAGCGATAGCCTCGCCGCGCTGGATTTGCGCTGGCGTCGGTTTGTTGCCCTTCACCTTTAGCTCGCAGAACACCGCAAGGCCCGGGACAAGAATTTGCATATCCGGCGTGCCCTTGCGGATTCCGCGCTGGGCTTCCCACATATGGGCCTGCGGCGTCGCGGCTTTGCTGCGGTCGTGCGCCATCAAATCGCTCGGACCGTCGATGCAGTGTTCCGCGAACTTGCAGCATGACGACTGCAGGAGTTTTTCGCGCTGGACTGCCATCTATCCCTTCCTCCACCTAACAGCCCGCACGCGCCACCTGTCGCCGTGCCGCCGGAAATACACCGACAGCGCGTGGCAGATCCGGGCAAGCGCGACGGCGGCGTTACAACTCATCGGCCAGCCATTCATCATGGCAAAGTCGGCACACAAGATACCGCTTGCCATGCACTTTCCACGTTGTGTTGGCCGGATGCGTGCCGCAGCGCTCGCAAGTTTGATTGCCCGATCCATCGCACGCCTCACACTGGCCACCATCCCACACGTCAGGATCATTGCCGCCATACTTGGATTTCCAGATGCGGCCTTCACCGCCGCATTCGGCGCACGGAAGAATTGTCGTGCTGACATCGAACGATGACGCCATATCTACGCGGGTCATGCCATTTGCCCCGAAAAAGCGCGGCGGCCAGCACCGCCAGCCGCCGCCAGTTTGTTGGGAGGAAACGTCCAAGTCACGCATTCCCGGAGCGCGCCGGGCCGCAACGGCGTTAGGGACGCCGATCTTCAAGAACGCAAGATACCGCTCGATAGAAACAACCTGCCGCGTCACAGCGCGCACTGACTGTTGTATCGAGCGGCATTCTGCATCCATATCACTGCGCCAGCGCACTGCCATTGAGAACGGCCGCTGCATTGGCGCGCTTTGCCCGCAGAAGAGCCTGAAGTTGCCGGCCCCGTTCGACCGCCTTGGCGCGTGTCTCGGGCGACTTCCACATATTCTTACCCGGCTTCACGCCGCTGCCCTTCGGCAGTTTGAGGGGCGTTCCTTCCACGAAAGAGACAAGCGCCGCCGCATCGCGCAAGATATTGCGGATCGGTGCTGTGCCATCCGAACGCTGAAACGCCTGTTCCAGCGCCCAGCGACGATGTTCTTCATTGGTCATTGTGGTGTCCTTTCTGTTTGTTGTTTACGCCGCCCGCACAGGCGCGACCGCCGCGACGGGAGCCGCCGGATTTGCCGGCACAACCTTCTTCACCCGCTCCCGCACCGTCTTGTGCGCCCCCTCGCCGCCCAGCGCCGCGATTGCGGCCAGGAACGGGTCAATCAGGTCCAGCGCCCGGAGCGTGGCTTGCGCGTGTTCGCGCGGATCAGCCGGCAGTTCGATTTCAGCAACAACTCGAATGAGTGCCATTTTGGTTAGTCCTTTCTAGGTTAAGTCAGTTCCGCCGATCCCATTTCCTGCGTCGTGTTTTCGCGCAGCCTGGATCGTATCGTATGTGATGCCCGGAACCCGGGCATCCTCGGCATAGCGCACCAATACCTGCCAGTGCGCGATAGGTATGCCCCGCGATTTCCAGAGCGTGACGGCAGGGCGCGAGACCCCGCATATCTCCGCTGTTCGCGCAGGGCCGCCCAATCTGTCGATAATGTCGGTCGTGTTCATGGCGGAGACGCTACCCTATGTCTGGCGTGCGTGCAACTCTTTTTATCCCGCCGCTTAATTTGCTTGACTTGTGGCGGCGGGGCGCGTAGGAGAATGGCAACGCAGCAAGGAGACGCGCAGATGACCGAAACGCCCGCCACCGTCCCCGTAGAAATCGTCTCCCGCTGGGACAGCACGAAGGTGCTGTTCCGCTGCGAGGTTGACGCGAAAATTCCCGTCATCGGCAGGATCAAGGCCGCGTTGGAGATTGCGGTGCGAGTCGATGCCAGCCTCGTCGGTGCCAGCCTCGACGGAGCCAGCCTCGACGGTGCCCGCCTCGTCGGTGCCCGCCTCGACGGTGCCAGCCTCGACCGTGCCAGCCTCGTCGGTGCCAGCCTCGACGGAGCCAGCCTCGACGGTGCCCGCCTCGACGGTGCCAGCCTCGACCGTGCCAGCCTCGTCGGTGCCAGCCTCGACGGAGCCAGCCTCGACGGTGC